TTTAAAGCCTTCCAACCCCTATTCTGCATCAAAAGCAGCAGCTGAAATGTTAATTTTTGCTTGGGCAAGGACATACGTTATTAAGTATTTAATTTTGCGACCTACAAACAATTATGGAGTTGGTCAATATCCTGAAAAGCTAATACCAATTTGCGTTAAGCATCTTCAAAGAGGCAAGAAAATTAGATTACATGATGAGGGTGAGCCGATTAGAAACTGGCTTCACGCAGATGACACGGCCAAAGCTGCTATAACAATCATAGAGTCTGGCTCTACTAACGAAATTTATAACGTAGCCGGCGGTTTTGAACAAAAGAATTTAACAACAGCAGTTAAGGTAATTAATTCCTTTAAGTATCATACAGGACAATATCTCGAAAAGGAAGATCCTGTTGAAGATTATTTAGATCTAACTTTTAAAAGACCCGGCCAAGACGTTAGGTATGCATTGAATGATGACAAACTAAGATCGTTAGGGTGGAAACCCGAAAGACAATTTGACGAAGAACTTCAGAAGATCGTGAAGTATTACTTAAAAAACTTTAAATGGTAAACCAAGGAGAAAAAATGAACCATAAATTATCAAATCAAGCCGTCGGAGCAATTATGATGGCGCTTCAAAAATCCCTCATGGAACAATCGGACATCACTCCGGTTCTTCGAGGGTTCAGCGTGCAGGTGGACGACACAGGAGAACTTGTAATCGTTAACCCGCCCACCGTGAAGGCTCCTCAAGCCAAAGCAACGCCGACTATCCTCACCGGGGATGAGTGATGCCAAAGTATCACTACATGTGCAAAACTTGTGATACTGGATACTATATTTATCATGGTATGAGCGAGGAGCACAATGAGTGTCTTCAATGTGGATTGGAAACTATCCATAGAGTACCTGAAATGCCCTTTATTCGTCGCGAAACTAAGACGGAGAGTGGTAAGGTAGGGGACGAAGTTAAGAACGCTATAGAGGAAAATAGAGCGATTCTTGACGAAGCAAAGAAGAAGGCACGCAATAACAATTGGGAACCAAACACATGACACTAGAACTATGGCTCATATTTGCATTAATAATCTCACTCATTCTTAATGGGTTTTTGATCTGGTTTTCACGAGAGCAATCAACAAGAATTACCTATGTTTCTCAAAACATAGGGGATTTAGTTGAACTAGTTGCTAATTATCGTGATCATCTTAAGGCTATCTATCAACTTGATACGTATTATGGGGACGAAAACATCCAACACCTTTTCGCCCATACGCGTTCTCTTCTCGACATTTTGGAAGAAGAGTATGCGGACGTATCATCATTGACAGATGCTTTAGAGATCGAATATTCCGAGGAGTCTGATCGTGAAGAAAAAGAAATCCAGGAGCAAAAACCCTATGGGGAGAATGTATTTTACGCAGGATCACGAGAACGCAATACTTAAGTATTGTGTCTCTGAAGACCGAGCAGAGAAAGAAGTATTATATGGAGACTGGATTCAACCAGCTTTTAACGAAATGGTTGATAAAATTGTATTCGCGTACAAGTTTACCTCTCTCCCAAACATTGACGAACTAAGAATGGAGTGCAAGGTATGGTTAACAACAATTTTAGACAAGTACGATCCGAACAGAGGCTCAAAAGCGTTCTCGTACTTTTCAGTTATCACAAAAAACTGGTTTATTCACAAGGTAAAAAAGAACACCAAACGTCTACAACGTGAAGTGCCTTATGAAGAAGCAGAGTTGGAACTTCAAACCAACTTTGTTGACCCAGGAGATCAATTCATCAAGGAGTCCATAAACACTGAGTTTTGGAACAACCTATGGGTAGAGATTGATACTTGGGATTCTGACTTTGATAAAGAACAAGAGCGGAAAGTTTATGAGGCCGTAAAAATTGTTTTGTCATCTGTTGAAGAAATAGACATCTTTAACAAGAAAGCAATTTATCTTTACCTACGAGAAATCACGGGTATGAACACCAAGCAAATTGTGACTCAACTCAATAAAATGAGGGAGAGATACAGGGAGTTCAAGGTGGACTGGGATGACGGTAAAATCTAACTGAAACCTATTTAAATGTATGAGTAATAGCGAAAAACACATTAAAGAAGCCATTAAAAACATTGAAGATGACCGACAAATCACACGAGAGTTGCTTGATGATGCCATCAAGTGGCTTTCTGTGGATGAGGCCCGACACAATCAAATTGGTGGCGTTCTGGCAAAGTACGTAGAAACCCTGCAGAGGTCCAACGAGCAGTTGGTCAAGTTGTGTGGCCTTATGAAAAAAGGCGAAAGCACTTCTGACGAATTGACCGATAAGGACTTCGCAGGGATTTTTGACGTAATACAGAATTCCGAGAAAGAAGATAAATGAGCATTTTGACACCCCAACAGGTACGTAATTTTTCTGATCGCTTAAGCAGTCGTGCAGACTTGTTTCAAGAAGCGTTCATTGATTCTGTTTACAGTAACCTGCCACAGGTGTTTGATGCTATTGTTTTATCTGATAACGAACCGGCAGACAGCAATGGAACGAAGGTTCAAGTTGGCGATACCACTTACGTATTGCTTAGGATTAGACCAATAGGGATACATAATCTTATCTACCCCGACCCATTCTTGCCAAGTTGTGCAGACATTTCTAACAAACTTATTAATCTACATCCACAGTGCGTTGTCGAGATGCCAGAAAACACTACAATCCCTAGTAGCGGAGATGTAATCGAGTGTCGTTTGATGAAAGAGTCAAATGGTCAACGCTCTGTAATTTTATCAACTAAAATAAAAACAAGAGTACCTGGTCAAAGAACCGTTCAACAACAAAGGAAGGCAGCCCAAGCTGCATTCTTGGGCCAACCACCAGCTTTAGTTGGTAATGCCGCACCAGCAAAGAAAAGCACTGCACAGAAAAGCTTTAAGATTTATACCCTACAAGAATACAAAGATTTCATACCCGCTCTCAAAGATTTTCTTGATGATATCGCATCACACGAGACAGGCTACAAAGGTCCCAAGTCTTACAATGCATACAATTGTGGCGAGAAAACTACGTGTGATAGCACGGTTGTTCAAGAATTTGGAGATTACCGTGCCGGCACTGGTAAGTTATCAACTAAAACCATAGCAGAAATTAGAGCATCTCAAAACTCAAGAAGCGCAAACAACAAGGGTGTTGGAGTATTTGCGGTTGGAAGATACCAGCTAGGTGGATCTTTTTCTGTTAACAGTACCCAGACGTTCCAAAACGTAATAGCAGACTTAAATATTAACCAGAATCAAGTTTTCGGCAAAGAGATTCAAGATGTCATGGGTGCTTATTTGATTCTTAGTAATAAGCAGCCTACTTTACATGGGTACATGGTTGGCAAACATGACGATGCAATCGCTGCTGCTCAAGCAATGGCACGGGAATGGGCATCTTACCCATCCCAATTTGACTTACCAGACAGAAATGTTAAAAAAGGTGAAAGTTATTATCAAGGTGTTGGAAATAATGCAGCCGCTAAAGGTGATAGCAAATACCCAGAGGGTGTTGCAGAAAGACTTGCCGGATGGAAAACAACTTTCTTGAACAACGCAAAAGTAAAGCAAATATTAGGGATAACATGAGCAATAAGAAATTTGTAAATCTAGGCTCGGCCTACATAACAGGATTTGATGAAAGAAGAAAACTATCAGAATCCCTACAACAGGCCTATGATAACTTTGAAGTTAGTGCAAAGCCTGGAATCTTTCTTACCAAAGACGGAGAGGACTTACCTCTTTTCGGCCCTCAAATGCCGGTAGAGAAAGTACTGTCCAGAACAAGACTAAAAGGCAACCCAGCCGGTGGCCGTATCTTGTTCACAAAAGACAACTATGGACCAATTAACTCTGGTCTTGGTGGCGGAGGAAACACTCAATGCGAAGCCATAGACATCGTTGTAGGCTCGCTTGGCAATGAACCCGACGTCTACACCTCGGAGATACAATCGCGAGCAAATTTCGCCTCTGACGGTGCTAGAATTTACCTCACTGAGCGTGGCGCAATTGATCATTACTTTGGTCTTTCATCCCCAACCCCAAGTATCTCATCAGCAATGAAGTCCGGTATTGGAATTAAAGCTGACCATACTTACGTAATTGGTCGAGAAGAAGTAAGGCTCTTGGTTGGTCCAGGGAATTTTGCTCCCAAAGGAAAAGCAGACTTGCTAGCGACCGGGCAACATTCTCAAAAGCCAAGGATTATTCTTGGAAGCACAACCAGTGATGATTACGAACCGGCAGTTCGTGGCACAGCCTTAAAGAATTATCTTAAATCAATGCGAGAGCAGATTGCGAAGTTGTTATCAAAGCACCAACAGCTTGAGACAAAGCTGATACAGGTTGAGGTTGCTTTCGCTAGGCACTTTCACCAAGGTGGAGGCGTGGGGGTTGTCGTTGTGGCACCGGACCCAAGTGCAGCTGTACCACAAGCAATTCAAGATTTACCTAAATACTTTAAAGATACGCTAGGAAACATACAGAATAATTTCAATTCTTATGTTGATGAACTAAACTCTCTTGGTATCGCTGGTGATGATAACTCAACCATTCTAAATGGCACTAACGACATTTGCAGTACAACAGTATTCATAGGAAAATAACATGGCCGAAAAAGATTTCTCAAAATTCCAAAAAGATGTTTGCGATGATGTTCCTGCACCACCGCCGATAAAAAAGATTTGCCCGACTTGTATTACAAACCCAGACTACATTGAGCCAGACTGGAGAAACACTGTTAACAGACCTTATCTAAACGAGAAAACTTGTGAGTACACTTGCGTTGTTAGTTTAGATAGAAATGGTGATTACCTTACTGGTGCAGAGTTTAGAAACCCACCAAGAGGTCGCGAAGTCGCTTTGAGGCAATACATCGAGCCTGCTTTGCGTTTAATGTTGCGAGAGTTTGGTAAGCTTGAGGCTGATGCAATTATTTGCGCTTCGTTCCCTGGCCTTAAGCTTGAAGGGCTGGCAACAGAAGAATTACTTGATCTTCAGAACAACTACAGTTTAGCTTATCAAAAAACTCTTGAAGGTGTCAATGAGGTTGATTTATCGGATGCCCCACTGTCACAGAGAAATTCATGTCCGCCTATTGATAGAGTGATAGTGGATGCAACCAACTCAACTAATGCAGGAGAGAACAGGACAACCGAGGATGGTAATAGTTTTGAAGTGTTTGATGCAGCCAAGTTTGCAACAGGTCAGTATCCCGAGATTACAAACCCTTACGCCCTAGAGTTGTATGCGGTGGTTAGTGATTTTGACATTGACCCGTTTGAAAACTATCTCAAGGTTAAGGTTACAGTTCCAGCTTTTGTTTTTGATCAAGTCCCAAACAAGCCCAGCATTGAATTAAGCGGCGCTACCGATACTGTTTCGGAATTACGTTCTATTGATTTTGTTGAGTTTTTGTCCGAGGACCTTGGGCCTCAATTGACAAGGCTTTCAACAACACTTGGTATTTATGCTGCATACCAATCGCTCTTCTGGCGCAACCAAGATGGTTATCTAATTTTTTCTGACACTCAAGACGTGGAACCTCTTAGCGCTGAGGACACGCAGAAGGTTGATTACTATGCATCGGTTCAGAAATCAAAAATAGACCAGTTTAAAGATAAAATCCAGCAAATCATTGAGGCTAATGGGTATAAACTTAGCAGTCTCCTTAGCGGCTTTGGAAATCTTGTTAGAAAAGTCAAGCTAGAGTTTAAAGATGGAGAAATTTACAAACTTAAGGCAATTAAGGTAGAGGTTGATGGTTGTGGATATCGTAAATTAACTAACGGCTTTGATGCTTTCAAGGAGTGGTGTGATGAACACCCAACTACAATGCATTATGTCGCAAATCTAAAGAAGATCGACATGTCCTTACGTGCATCACAGTCTTATCCGTGGCTTGATTTTCTTGTAGCATACACCTATCCACAACTTTCCGTTATCTATGGAAAACTTAGTAACGAGAGTGTTGAGCAAAATTTTGGAAGTTGCATTGCCAACAATGCAATTGATTATGCTGTTGAGTTGCGAGACACTATCTTAAATGATTCCGTTGATTTAATGAAGGCATTAGAATACGAATTCAACAATGTCTCTTGTTCAAGACCAGGCGATAAGCCAAAGCCCTTAAGCTTTTTTGATACTGCGGATAAAGTCAATGAAGTAGCGTACCAGACACAGTTTGATAAGTTTTTTGCACAAGACACGCTTCTAAAGTCTCTGATACCACCAGATACTTTGAAGTCATACAGTAAAAATTCAAACAGCACAGTGTTACAGAATTTAAAAGACTCACCTCAAGGCTCTCAAAGCAATTATGCCCTAAGTGTATTGAGTCTCTGCAATGTTAAGACCATCGGAATGAGTGCTGTTCGCTGTTTAATGTCAGGCACCACCTATGATGATGCTATGGACAAGCTTGTTCGAGTTGCGCTTGAGTCCATGAACATTGATGTACTTGGATTTTTCATTGAAAACCTTCCACCTGCGGACCAAATTAAGATCCGTCAGCAGTATGAAAGAGACTTTGGCAATTTACCATTACCATGGGAAGCAGGTTATGACCCTGGCTCAATGTCAAATTCAAACCCTTATCAGAAATACAAAGATGGCAGTCTATCACAAATGATAGGAGGCGCTAGCGTAGAGAAGCTAATAGAAGAAAAAAGAGCCGAGATTCAAGAAATTATAGAAGAGATTAATGGCTACGATAATGAATTTAACTTTTTCACTGAAGAAATACTAAAACTCGAGAAAGAACAAGTAGAAGCAGAAGAGTTGGGATTATCAATACGAGTTGATACCATCCAAGGTAGAATAAACGCCATAAACCAAGACTATCAATCTCTCTTGACTTCTAAAAATAATGAACTTGAGAACATCAAAGCAATTGAGGCAGAGATTAAAGATTTGGAAACAGGAAGTGCAGAACTTGCTTTGTGGAGAGCACTACCGGCTGCCGAAAAGGAAATGTTGTCTGATGCCGCAAATAGAGAAGCAAACGCACCAGAGAACACTCCTCCGGGTACTTATGGTAATGCACTTGGGTCTCTTCAAAAGACAATTACAGCGGCTTACATTGACTACATGATGGACTCCCTACAGATCGATGTATTGCTACAGACTCTTGATAGGGTTCCTCTTGTAAGTGAATTGCTGCCAAGATTAATAGCCTCTGTCCAGTGTGCTTCGCAATCACCAGCAGACCCTTCTTTTGACAGCTTTTTAAGCACCCTAACTCTTGATGTTTGCGGTGATCTTAGGAATGGCCTGACAATGCCAGAGATACCTAAGGTACCTAACTTTTTTGATAGTTCTTTGCTCACTACTTTATCAAACATCTTCATACAAAAGTTTAGCCAAACCATGGCAAAAGTGATGGTTAGTATGCTGTTCAAGTTGTTAGAGACAGTTGATTCTGCCCTGTGTGATTCAATTAATGCGCTTGGTGCGTTTGTTGCTGATGAATTGAGTGGTGGAGGTAATGGCCTAGATCAGGCATTTAAAGACGCCTTTTGCCCTGATGGCGACGACAATGATCTTGCTGCCACTAAGGATGGTATTTTTGGCGGTGTTGGTGGCTTCGGCGGTGACATTGGTTGCCTGTATCGAACAATCAACTCTGTGTCATCTAGGAAAGAAAACGTCCAACTATTAGCAGGACAAGGAAGCCCTAATGCATCAGCAAGAATCGCAGCTGCTGTGAACACTTTCTGCCCAGACTATAGTGGTGTAATGGGAAGACCCGAAGATGTTGAGCAATTCTATCAACAGGCGGGTTCTCTGTGTCCACCAGAACTGATGGCAGAATTAATCGACCAGGTAAACACAGTTCCTGATGGCCCTATCTATGACTCAATCTGTTTAAGCCAGGACGAGTTAGACCAATGGAACAGAGATCGTGAGCGCCTACTGACAGATAATGGCTTGGACGAAGAGACTGCCCGTGACCTAATCAATAAGGCAAACGACAGGGTTCTTGATGATCTAGGGGACATTGCGAAGATTATGCAAGAAGGCCCACAAGGCCTAATGGATCAAGCAATTGATGATCTGATGTCCCGTGCTGACCCAACATGTTCTGTAAATAAAAGCGCACTTACTCTTGAGACACCAGAGAGTCGCCAACAAAAGAAAGGACTGATAAATGATTTCTTTAGCACCTTGGAAAAGGGATTCTATGGCGATTTAATTGGCGACTTCACTTCTGTCTTGGTAAGTATATTGCGAGACACTGCTGATAACTCACTTAAGTTACACGAATTGTTCGCTAATACTCCTATTTTGTTCCCGAATTATGTTAACTCAGACGAGGACTGGCAGTTCCGGAAAGAAAATGGCTCTATTCTTTATGCTAACGACTTTATTATGTCAGAACCTGATAAAGCAAAGGGTCAATTCCCCGATACGGTTGGTATACATTTGAGAAAACAAATGGAAAGTAACGTCCCTGCACCGAAATTAGCAGATGACGGTCGTATGGTTATCGACTCTTCCTTTACAAATGCTGCTGGTGATGAAGATGCTGATTACACACTTAGAATGATTATCTCGAGAAGAGGCAGATTAGGCAACCAGTTTAATGTGAATACGACAGAGACATTTCTTTCTTTCAGGCCAGATCAAGACTTAGGGGATCTGTTTAGTAACGCACCTGTTGTTGATAAAGACGATTTGGTGTACTTTAAGCCATTTACCCATGATGAATCCTTTTTAGAGGGCATAGAGTTCCCCTTAGCGGACCAACCTAAGGCATACGTTCAAGTTTTTGAAAATTTACTAAAACGTGCCCTCGACAGGCCCGTAGAAATCGATAACGTAGAGAGCGAAAATGTTTACGAGGCGATTAATCAAGAAATCTTTGAATTTGTAAAGAGTTCAGTTCTAAATGATCCGGAAGGAAACCTTCCTGTAGGATACAAATTTGGTTATGACATAGATCAAAAGATTGAGTTTAAAGACCTGATTTATGTAAATCCGGATGCAAACCCAGACAATCCTGGTACCTGGGAATATACTTTTGAGGAAGAAGATAGGAAGTTAGGTAAAAGCGCCACAGAGAATCCACGAGTTCATTTTCTGGACCCTGCTTTGCATGGTGGCTCATTTAAGAGGCCAAAGATTTACATCGAACCTGCAACATACAATGGTTGGCTCGGTTTGGTTAGAACATTTATCCCAGAAATTTCAAGCTGCGATGAGGACACGACTAATTTCTTGGACCTTGCCCAGGTCACAAACCGAGTAAAGCAGATTGAGGACAACCTGCCCTTTGATAAGCGCCTAGAGTTGTCCCCTGAGTGTCGCGTTGAGTTGCCATTCGATAGACAGTTTAGTCCAATCAACCATGGCTTAATGGACGGTGTTGTAATTTCTACTGTGCGGGTTTACGTTACTGAATTTATTCTCAAAACCCTTCCAGCATTTGGTAGTATTGAAATGACCGATAGAAACATTGAGGATATGTTTGTTGATGTTTTGGTAAATGAGATGCAAGAAGGTCTCGTGGACCAAACAAAGTTGTTCAATGTGATACAGGGTTATACTTATTGGTTGTTGTTTTTAGAGCAAGCAGTTCAGGCAGTTGAAAGAATGGTGTTGGATGGTATGATCGAAATGACCCCTGCACTTAGAGAGGCCAAAGAGGAAATAGATAGATTCAAGTCTGAATTTAAGTCTGTAACTCAGGATTTCGAACAAGCTGCTAACGACATAGCGACAGGATCTGCAATCATCGCTTACGGAGAAAACTGGCAAGAAGAGGCTAATAACCCGCTCAAGCTTAGTTTAACTGCTGTGGCTGGTATCTGGACAGGTCTCGGAGTGATAGCCCTTACTCCGTTCCGACTTGGATTAGCAAATAAGATAAATACCATTTGGAAAGCACGAGATGCCGCCAAAATATTCTTGCGAGAAATTGTAAAGACAGAAATGACTATCTTGTCCAACAAGCTTAACTTCAACATGCGCCCACGACCTCATGTGTACGACATAAACAAGTATCTGCTGTCAAGGAATGGTATCGTAAGGGGTTCAACTTTAAGAGCGGGAGAGAGCAGAATTGAGGCTCCTGTGGCTGGTGGTGCCTCTGGGCTTGAGTATGGCTCAATTTTTGATGTTCCAAGGAACGTTTTAGAAGAGAATGTATTTGACAATCTCGAGATGACATCAGAGGAGTTCCAAGACTTAAATAAAAAAGGTGTATTTTACCTAGAGAGATATGTGAGGGCTACTGATAAAGATGGTGCCGAGCAGGTATATAACATTAGAGAATTCCAAGAGTTACTTAGCGACAGGGCTGTTTATGACGAGAGTTTAAAGCTTTCAGATTATTTTGGCAACCTAGATTTAATCAGCGATGATAGGATACTTGTTGGTTCATTAGGGGTTCAATTTGGCGTGAGATTAATGTATTGCCCTCCATCTGCTTTCTCTTATGACCTGACAGATTTAAACGCAGAGACAAACCGAGCATTTTTTCACAAACCTGCTTCAATCCTGATAGAGGGAGAAGAAGAACCACGACCTTGGGCACTTACTTCTCGAACAATACCTATTGCATCTTTTGAGCAGGATGTTTTCGACAAGAAGATAAAAGAGATAAATTATGAAGACGAGAACATGGGAGAAGAACTCAAGTGCTACATAGACAAGCTTGTGCAGACAGAAGAGTATCAAGTTCTTATTGACTACTGTTTCCCTCTTAAATCTTATGTGTCTGTGTTTGGTATCTATTCTTACTATGGATTTTTTGAATCAATTGGTAGAGACCCAAGCGAAAAGAACGATGCCGGTCTATTGGGACTTGGTTTAGGCGCTGACTTATGGAAAGGCTTTGTTTTCAATGACTCAAAGGACATCGCTAGGAAATTGTTTAACTCAGTTTACCGATCAGATGACGACGATCCGCAAGATAGTCAAGAACGATCTAGAGATTCTTCTCGTAAATTTTTAGAAAATATTGCACCTCAACTGTATTTAAATTTGGATAGTAGTATTTCTTGGTGGCAACGTAGAAGAATTGTTAGTGAGAAACCATTTGATGCGGATGGTAAAGATTGCAAAAACGCATTCCAGAGTTTATTTGACAAGGATTAATCATGCCAATTAGTATACAGTTTCCGTTAGTAATAGACAGAACAGGCTTCTTACAGTTTGCCGACGATCAAACAAGTGATGCAATCGACCAGAATTTAAAATTTATGATGCTGACAGTTCCCGGAACATTTTTTGAATACCCAGATTTTGGCGTAAACATACAGCAGTATCTATTTGAGTTTGGAAACCCAAACACCGAAGAGGCCGCGAAAGCTAACATTTTAAGCCAAGCAAGAAGATTCTTGCCCTACTTAACAATTCTTAGTACTGATATTAGTTTTGAAGAGATGTCTATGAACATTAGAATACAATATAGGATTGATCAAACATCAGAAGTGCAATACTTTGAATTAACTACGACAGCAGCATAACTTTTGTTCAAAAAACTATTTAAGTTTTAGGAGTACCCTTTAATATGCCAAAAACAAAAAACACTCCTATCAAATACACCTCTAGAGACTTCTCTACGATCAAGGAAGATTTGGTAGAACACGCAAAAAGATTTTACCCAGAAACAAGTAAGGACTTTTCTGTTGGTACAGTTAATTCTCTACTTATGGACCAAGTTGCTTATGTGGGTGATGTTCTGTCATTCTATCTGGACTATAGTGTTAACGAGTCCTTCCTTGACACAGCGCTTGAGCGAAAGAACGTAAGAAAGCATGCTAGATCACTTGGATATAGGTTTTCCGGAACCCCTAGTTCATACGGCACCGTTGCGATGTATGTACTTGTTCCGGCTGTTAGTGATGGTACAGCACCGGACACAGCCTATTTGCCAATTATCAAAAGAGGTACAACATTTGAGTCCTCTGCCGGTGCAAGTTATGTTTTAACTGAAGATGTTAGGTTTGATGATGCGGACAATGAAGTTGTGGCCGCAAGATTTAATGACTCAACAGGTGCAACAACATTCTTCGCAGTTCGTGCTTACGGACAAATTACGTCCGGAATCTTCCAGAGAGCAACAGCTAACCTGACGAATGCAAACTTTGAAAAATTTAGAAGAATACGAGTGGGTGGCGATAATGTTTCTGAAATTATTTCTGTGGTTGACACTGATGGAAACGAGTACTATCAGGTGGAGAACTTAACGCAAGAGGTTGTGTTTAACGAAACAACCAACAAAGATGCTGCCGCTGATGGCGTTCGCAGCATTCTTAAGCCATTTATTGCCGCCAGAAGATTCGTTATGGAACAAGACGACACGGGAACATACATTCAGTTTGGTTTTGGAGATGAAAATGATGAACCAGACGGCTTAATAGACCCAGCCAAAGTTTTCTTGCGTATGCATGGTCAAAGACAGGTAACAGACCTTAGCTTTGACCCAACACAACTAGTGGGTACATCTAAATTAGGATTAGCACCGCAGGGTACAGAGTTAACAATTGTGTTTAAAGTTAACACAACAGATTCTGTTAATGCTGGGGCGAACACTATTCAAAATGTCACCAGCAGATTTATTGAATTTGAAGATCCGCAAGATCTATCACAAGTATTGATCGATGGAGTTGTTGGGTCCTTAGAGGTAACAAATGAAGAGCCTGTATCTGGTGATGCATCTACAATTACAAACGAAGAGATTAAAGAAAGAGCAAAGGCTTACTATGCAATGCAAAACAGAGCAGTTACTAGGCAAGACTACGAGTCTGCGGTATACAACATGCCAAAGAAGTTTGGAGAGATCAAAAGGGCATCTATTGTTAACGACCCAAGTGCGACCAATAGAAGAATGGCGCTTTATGTAACTGGACTGAACTCAGATGGTCAACTTCAGGATGTTAATCAAAAGGTTAAGACAAACCTTAAAAACTGGATCACTCATTACAAATCAATGAATGACGTGATTGACATTTTTGATGCTAAAATTGTGAATTTTGGAATTGAATTTAAGCTAAGAATAGACAGTCGCTTCACAGATACAGATGTTTTGAGTAGGTCAATACGCAAACTTCAAGAATACTTTGAAGATAAGTTGTACATTGGTGAACCTGTATACATTAATAGGCTTTACTCTTTACTTGGTAAAGTAGATGGGGTGGCAGAAGTTAGACACCTCAAGATTCTACAACGCTCTGGCTCCTCCTATTCGAGTAACAGAGTTAATCTAGATGATATGATGTCTAGAGACGGCTCTTTTATTAAGGCACCAAAAAACGTCATTATGGAACTTAAGTTTCCTGACCGAGACATTAAAGGGACAATTATCAGATGATTAAAAGATATTTCGCACTAAAAGATAATACAATTACAAATGCCTTTGACCGTTCACTCACGATTCGCGGTACTGGTTCTAACATGGGCCAAGCAGACATAATTGAGGTTTTTACAATTTACGCTCAAGTTTCTAACTCTAGCGGCCTTTCTACTGAAAAGTCGCGAGGGATTATTGAGTTTGATCTAAGTGAAATCACCGCTGATAGTAATCCAACTGGGACAAAATATTTCCTAAAGATGTATAATGCAAAACACCCTTTCACTTTGCCGAGAGATTACACCATGGAAATCTTAGCGCTTTCTGCTGAGTGGGAAGAGGGCCGAGGCCTGGATATGGATAACTACACAGACCTGACTTATGATATAACAGGTTCAAACTGGATCAGAAGAAAAGGCTCCACAAGCTGGGGCACACAAGGAGGTTCTACACATGCTAGTCCAATTTTTACTGCTAATTTTCCTGTGGGAGATGAGGACCTGGAGGTCGATGTTACAACGCTTGTTGACCAGTGGATTGCGGGATCAAAAACAAACTATGGAATGATGATTAGGATGTCTTCATCTTTAGAGAGTGCCCCTGAGTCTTTCTTTACAAAGAAATTTTTTGCTAGATCAACTGAGTTCTACTTTAGCCGACCAGTGCTTGAAGCAAGATTTGACGATTCTAAGCAAGATGACAGAGGGCAATTTTATCTCTCATCATCTTTAGCCACTGGAGAGGATAACCTAAACACTTTGTATTTATACAATTATGTTAGAGGTAGGCTTAGAAACATACCGTCATTGACAGATGGCAAGATTGGATTAAGTCTGTTTTCCAGTTCAGCAGATGCGCCAACTGGTGATGAGTTAATTTTGGTGGCCGACGGCACACACGTTAGAGCCGCTAGTCAATTAGCAGTCACTGGTGGTATTGTATCTACCGGGATTTACTCTGCTTCTGTGGCCTTTACAGGATCAGCAGATTTGACAACAGTAAATGATGTTTGGTTTAAATTGGCAGATTCCGCAGCCGGAGCAGGAGATACCGCAAATCAATTTCACACTGGAACAATAAGCCCAAAGACTCTCGCAGCATACTCCTATTCTGAGACTGAAAAATATGTTTTCTCTGTTAGTAACAGAAATAATTCTTATGCCTGTGATCAGACACACAGAATTAGAGTTTATGCTAGAACAAAGAACTGGTCTCCAAACATTTACAATGTAGCAAGCACTATTCCTGATTCTTTGGTGTTCCCTAGTGCATCTTATCAAATTTGTAGAACTGTCGATGACCGCGTGGTTATACCATACGGAACAGGATCAACGAATCACACTAGACTTTCTTATGACGTGTCGGGTAGTTACTTTGACCTAGACACTTCTATTCTCGAACCTAATTACATTTATGAAGTGAAGCTTTCGGTTTACGACCCAGACGTAAGTACTTACGAAGAGCAGCCTTTCTCATATAAGTTCAGAGTAGTTAAGAATGAGTATTAAAAATTTATTTTCGAAATCAATAAAAAGTTATGAAAGCAGCAGCGCTGATGTAGAATCAACTAAGTTTGCCGATAACGTTGCGAAAGAGAGGGAGACCTTTCTTCCGCCGATTGATTTTGGCAGTGCTTCAAATTTTGTTAAGTATGGTTTGGCCGAGGTTTACTATTCCAAGTCTATTGAGAGAATCTATGATGATTATCCTTACGATGGCTCAGAAAAAGAAAAATTAGAATTTCATCTATCTTCATCCTACCTTGATCGATGGATGTTTGAGAAAAAGTACCCCAAGACGACTGGGTATATTATTCACGGACTATCAGCAGGGGCTACTAGTAAAACTGCAAGAGGTTACGGGTCCGGATACAAAGATCAAGAATTTATTGACATAGCCGGTGGTCTTCACATTTCATCGGACTTCACAGCGACGGACCCCCTATCAAAAGCGTTTGATTTAAACTCTAAGTATGATGCTACAAAAAATCGAGAGAAAACATTTAATTTAGACTTTGATGTTGGTGTAACATTTGAGTTCTATCTCCAAAAAACAGCATTTGCCTCAAACTCAGACAAAGAAGTAGTTATTGACCTTTGGAACAGTGAGATTTCAAGTTCGGCTAATTATGGTAGATTAACTCTAGAACTTGATGATAACGGCGGTAGCGACAGTGACTTAATTTTAACAATTCAGAATGGAACCAATGGTTTCTTCCAAACTACTATTGGTACAAGTCTAGCTTTGAGTTCTTTTAATCACTACGCTGTGACTGTTCTCAACGAATCAGTGACATCTATTAAAAGTCGCCTCTATACAAATGGTGCTTTGACAACAACAACAGACCACGGAGCAGCTGTCTCTGAAATTGGTGGATTAGTCAAAGGTCGAATTGGTGCGCTGCTTACCGCTCCATCGTCCTCTAACGGAACTGGAACAGAAGTATCAGGTGATGGTAAGTTATCAGGTTCTCTAGATGAGTTTAGGTTCTGGAAAACTCAAAGGACAGGTAGAGAGGTCGGCCTAAACTACTTTAAGAATGTTGGTGGAGGAGCAAACACAGATGATGCCACAAAAGACTTGGGTCTTTATTTTAAGTTCAATGAGGGTATAACCGGAACATCAGCAACAGACTCTATTATTTTAGATTACTCGGGTCGAATTGCAAATGGTGCATGGACAGGGTATGGTGCTGACGGGACACAAGGTAGAAACACAGGCTCAGCTTTTGCAACGACAGAGATCTCTGATCCAATCATTTACTCTACCCATCCTGATGTTGTTTCTTTAATCTCTGAAATGGAAACCTCGGGGTCAAATTACGATGAAGAATACGGTGGGTCAATTTACAACTCTATGCCGCAATGGATGAAAGATGAGGATGATAACGAAAACCTCAAATATCTAAATCAAATCATAGCCAGTTACTTTGACACCCTACACGCTCAAATAACAGCGCTGCCAAACCTAAAAGCAAAAGAATACGTTCAACAAAGTAATGATGGTAATTTTAAAGCAATCCCTTTCATGAAAAATGTACTTGATGACAAAGGGTTCATGACCCGTGATATTTTTGTTAGTTCTGATGTTTTTGAAACATTGACATCATACGATGAAAACACAAATAAGTTTAACAAGAATGTTGACGAGATCAAGAATCTAATCTACACAAATATATACAATAACCTTGAAGGAATCTATAAATCAAAAGGGACCGAGAGATCAATCCGCAATTTGATTAGATGCTTTGGTGTTGATGATGAGTTGCTTAAGCTTAATGTTTATACTGATCAGGGAACACATTATTTTACGGACAAATCAAAAAGTACATCAATACGCAAAAATTACATTAATTTTAATTCATTAGACAACTTTTCATCTACGATTTATCAAACCGGCTCAACGCTAAACACTAACACCTTTATCACCGGCTCTAGAGCAACAGGTAACGAGAAGAACAATGCGTTCTCCGTAGAATTGGACATGATTGTTCCTCACAAAAAAGAAGAGCAGGATAACGGATTTTTCTATACTCCTTTCACAACATCTTCATTATTCGGTTTCCATGAAGCAGCGGATGATCACGAGGACTACACCTGGGTAACTCCCGAGACCGCATCTATTCAGGTATTTCTCGTGAGAGATGAACTAGAGTCAAAAAGAGCAAAGTTTCAAATGAAAAGCCGTGACGGCTCTATCAATTTGACCTCAAGTTACATTGAAAACATTTATGATAATACCCACTGGAATTTAGCAGTTCGGGTAAAACCAGACACATACCCTTACGCTGGTAATGTAACAAATACAACTCCAAATTACACAGTTGATTTCTATGCCGTAAATCACAATTTAGATGAGTTAATTTACGAGATCAGCCTTACAGCATCAATTAATAATGCTTCAGGGTCAGCATTCTTAACAAACCCAAAAAGAATTTACGTTGGTGCTGAATTAGAAAACTTTACTGGATCTGCTCAACAACAGTCTGATATTATGGTCGGTGGATGTCGAGCATGGCTAGATTTTCTTCCAAACGAGGCAATTAAATCACATAACAAAGATGCTAGTAATTTTGGGAACCAAGAATCTTTCCAAACATCCAACATGTTTACGATAGCCAACAAGCACATCCCAAGCCAGGATCTCAAAATATTAAACTGGGATTTCGATACAGTAACCGGTTCCGATGCCTCTGGTGATTTTGTAGTTGATGATATAACCTCTGGTTCTATCGATACAATTTACGGCTGGCCAGATACGATTATTCGAAGAGAACACAAGGGTAGAGGAAGGAGTTTCGGCGCATCAAAAACTGCCTTTGTTGATAATAGATTTGTATTTGCACTTAAGAAAGAATTACCTGAAATCTCGTATACCAATGATAACGTTTTTATCAAGGGCGATAGAGAGATAAACTTTATTAAAGATGATGATGTATCTGATAACTTTTATCTCCTAGAAAAGAGCATGAATGCAATTGTATCTGAGAAGATGCTTGAGACATTTTCTACAATTCAAGAGTTTGCCAATTTAATTGGAAGGCCAGAAGATAGATATAGGCAAAATTACAAACGCCTAGACAAAGCCAGAGAATTGTTTTTTAACAGGGTAACAGCAGACATTGACTTTGAAACATTTACCAATTATTATAAGTGGATAGACTCTTCTGTTTCTGCTATGATATCTCAATTGTATCCTGCATCTGTTAGGTTCGGCGAGGCAGCATCAAATGTTGTAGAGTCTCACATTCTAGAGAGAAACAAGCTTCAGAACAGAATCGGTCTGCTTGATAGGCACGACAGCACAGAAGGCTCTATTAGAGGGATTAACGAATTAACATACAACTGGCAGTTTGGTCACGCTCCAAACTATGAGACCTATGCATATCAAAACACCACATCCTTGTTAATGGCTCAAGATGCTAACGATAAAGCAACAGCAAACCTATCAACAGGTGCTGACAAATTTTGCTTGGCATTCTGGACAAAAGCAGACTGTGATACCTCAACTTCTGGGCAAATAACCCTCAGGAAAGCATCTAGTGAAGTATTTAGGATTGACTATAGACAAGCTGCTGGTGCCTGGAGAGTTAGAATTAAGGCCACAGGTTCCGCTGCCCCAGCAGGTGGGCAAAACCTGGCAACATTTACTGGAACCACAGTCACAGATGATACATGGGCACATCTACTTTTCAAGGTAGAAGACAGTGTGTCAAGTATTATTCATACGGCTTCAAGCGGAGACCCAACATCTAATTTAAAACTTTTCATTAACGGTACAGAGGCAGTTGTTAGCAGTCCTGGCTCGGATAACACTAATACTAGTGCTTTTTTAATCGAGGGTGCTGTTGATAGGGTAGAATTAGCATCAAACAGTAGCTATGACACTGAATTTGATGAAATAACTTTCTTCACTGGGTCACTAACAAACTCTCAGATTTCTGAACTTTATAATAGTGGGAAATATTTTGACCCTACTTCTGATGCATTTTCTGACAACAACTCTGTTGTTGCCCACTGGAGAATGGGCGATACACCAGGAGACACAAATGCCCTTATTCAAGATGTAGTGTCTGGGCAGAATTTTGTTATAAACCCGAACAGTAGCGTATCTCTCACCAACGATGTGTTTGATCAAGGACAGTTTGTTCAAAATAGAGAGAATGTAAACTGCCTGTGGATGAAAGAGAGGGAAGAAAGATCAGACATTGCTGATCGTGAGATTATCCGACAGGTTTTAGTTAACCAGACTAATCAAACAAGTTCCAATTTAGCCCAACCAGACAAGACAATTTACCAAGGTTCAACTTATGCCAGAAGAAAACTGTCTCGCCCCTACGCTATTTCTATTGGCTTTAACAACTCAATTCATGGAGGGACAAATTACTCCCTCCAGAAGAACCGCAACTTTGTTCGTGAGGTAACAACTCCTCATGGTGGAGAGTTCGCATCAGGTGCGCCAAAGAATGTTTTTGGTATTGGTCTTGGTACCGGACAGGGCATTCAAGAAAAGCAAAAGTGTGATGATGTTTTGAATCCAAATTTACTTTACAAATTCAACGCGGAATGTATCGTTGGACGATCATCCGATGAGCAAGGTACCGCTCCGTTGTCTCCACTTGCAGATGCTGAGTTCAAGTTGAAATCAGAACACTACTGGCCGTTTAATATTGTTTCTGGGTCGATAACAACCGGTTACAACAAAAGAGTTGATGATGAATTTAGAAACAATGTAGTTTTTACAAACATACACGCTGATACTATTGACATCACAAATGAAGTTCCTATGCAGGGTCCATTTACAAACCAATGGGTAGGTGGAAACCAAGCAAGACACGTTGATTTAAACAGGCGCGATACAACTCTCGTTACTGAGGGTGGTGGCGCAACCGTTAACAATCTTGACGATCAGTATTCAAGACCAGAGGCATGGCGACTTCTTATCGGTGAACATAGTACTGTGTCAAATCGTGACGGCGCTGTTGGATTTGTTGGCCCTGATTATGGTGGGCCTTATCCCAACATTACAAGACAACATGCCATTTATTTCCGAGAAGAAAAAGCCAAGAGACCGATTAATGTAAAGAACATTCAGACAACAACAGCCTCTGCAAATGTTGGAAACTACTTTCATTCATACGAATTCCTAAATTCATTTGGGAACAATAAACGCCATTTTGTCAAGTCAGCAGGGTTTGCTTTACCAGCAGAACTATCGGCATTCCCAGAGACCACACAGGTTCTTTCTTATACTGATAAGTCAACAGATTTTCAGGTACCAGAAGAGACCATCACAGGCTCAAAGAACATCATTACAACTAGATTCTCTGCTCCTGGTGGGCCTCAAGTTAACACTCGCGGTTATCTTGACATCGCAACAGGCGAGAAGTCAGTCTATAACTCAATCAACTTCCGCAATTTAACCGTAAGAGGTTCTGGTTCTGGTGAGCCTACCGAGACAAGAGTCAATGATCAACTTAATGAGAGGCGAGGGCTTAGAACACTCCTTAACACTCATTCAGGCAAATTTGGAGCAGACCCAACATTTGGATCAGTTGTAAGTGCAACCTATGTCACACAGCCAGCATTTCACAAACAACACAGAAATACAATGGTGAGGGTTGAACAACAGGACAGAAAAGCGAGAGCAGTCCATCGAGGGGATGAAGTTAAACCTACATTATTATCCAATTTCGGTGTTGACTTTACAAGATCCCCTGCTATTTCTTTGTGGGTCAAGCTTGATGATGCTAGTCCTGCGAATAGATACTTGATGTCCGAGCAGAATAAGATTATTGTGCAGATTCTATCCAGCACCGAGGTTGGATTGATAATCTATCAAGATGCCGGAAACCATAGGTCTTTTGTGTACACAATACCTGGTGGCCATGTACACACAAATTGGAACAATTACATTATTGACTTTAAAACATTCGGATCAGACCCAGAGGTTAGAATTAATAACGTAAAATTGTCAAAGGCATCCGGACCTACAGACAGCGGCTCTCCGTCGGCATACAATTCCAACACCACGGAATTCAACATGATGGGGCTAGACTTTGCCGACGTACTTTTTAACGGCGCTATCTCAAATTTCATGGTGTTCGAAAGAACTGATGCAACTGCTCTCGATACCGCCAAGATCTTCGCAGACACAGATGGTACAACTAGTGGGATGGGTTCTTTGACTCAGTTTTTCCCTCTCGGAGAGACTGATTACACAAAAAGAGACAAAATTAACGATGCTGTACCAGAGGGTTTTGCCTTTAAAGCAACTCAAGGTTCCCTAAGCACCAGCGCCACCCTTACCACAGCCGCGAATACTGGAACCACTGACTTTGACATAGCAGAGGGTTTTTATGATGTTTACGATGCGGAAGTCGAGGCTCAATTCCATAATACGGCCCTAATTACTTCACTGGTTCCTGCATCTGATTTTCAATACAGTTGGATCAACAATTCTGTTAGCGGATCTGCAAATTGGCGAGAAGATCAGAAGATTTACGGTTACGCACCACGAAACGGCATTGTAAGTTCATCAGTAGGATTCACAGAAGCAATCGTGTTCCCATCATCATCAGCATTATTTGGAGAATAAAATGGCAATCTATCAGGATTTTGTCGGACTAAATACACTTTTTAATCAACCAGTTAGCGCCTCTGATGGCTCTAACACACTCGGTTACCCTCTTGGGACCGATACTGGTGAATACTTTAATCCAAATGTTACTTCAACTTCATTAGCAAGTCATTATTTTAACGGACTAAACGTTTACAGAAATGGCCCATACGGTTCTCCCATGTGGAAACAAATCCGAGCAGGGCAAAACCATTTAACAAGAAATCAAATCCTTAATAACACATTTACTTACGTCACCGAACCAGGAACTTCTCGCGATGTAACCATCGGAGGAAGAACAAATCAAATCACCGACCGTTATGGTGCAATTAATGTATTCACAGAACCGGTCGTAAACGCCTCTCACAAGCCGCTTGAGTTGTATGGAGGGGTAAGTGTCTATGACTCAACAAAAGACGAGGAAATCAAGCATAGCGTTCGTTTAAAGACATCTTTCGGTAGTCAGATGATGTTCTTTGCAAATGATGAGCCGAATCGCTACTATGAATTGGTTTTCGAGACTGATGAGAACTATGAGAATCTTAAGAAATTATATCTTAATGATGCTCTTGCAAGTGATTCATCACCAATGGATAGATTCCAATTCCTTTCGTACAAGCAACAGATTTGGCCAAAGCAGGAATTTGCTTTTCTTGACAAGACAAGATCACGAACGTTCTTTGTGAATACCTCTTGGAGAGATGCAAGAGAGAACAGGGCAGAATCTGGAACTAGCAATGGCTTTGGAATTACGGTTCCGTCTCAATCAATGTGGCCTCTCGATGTTCAACAAGATTGGGCAACAAGAAGTATCGCCAGTGCATCTACTAACTTTAATAGCATTTTTGCTTACGGTTACTATGTTGGCGGCTCTAGAGGTGGCAGTATTTTGGTATCTGGTGTATCCGCAGTAGGTATAGGCGGCTATGATACTGGTAAACAAACAGGAACTAGTGCAACAGTTTTCAACACTGCACTGTCGGCTTCTGCTGGTGGCGCTGGAATGTTAATGAATTCTTATAGTCAAATTGCCAGAGGTCAATACGCTGCCGATGGTACTCCTTCAATTTATGAAGTCTCACCAACCCCAACAAGGCACCAGTTCTTAACATCATCCGCTTTTTATTCTCGAAGACATACTCTCAACACAATTCAATCTGTTTCACCTCAACCGGGCATGGACATTGCAGAGACGGCAGGGAAAACAGCGATTGCAACCGGTTCATTGTTTGAAGGCCTCGCAGCTTGGGATGCAGCAAAGCAACACGGTTCTGGTCCATCTTATGATTCTTATGAAGAATTCAATCAAAACATCCGATTGAAAGGTCAAGGCTACTCAATTGTACCAGAGTTTAGAATCAGTTCTCACGTAAATACTTACGAGACCAAAGGTGTCACTGAGGAACTAAAAGAGATTTTTGAGTTATCTGGTGCCTTAGAGCAGAATACGACCACTAGTGGTTCTTCAACGTTCTATAAAGTTCTATCGAACAGTGAATTCTTAAAGCACTTTGATTTGATCAAGAAAGATCATGAGGATTTTGCTAATCCAATCTCTCTTGCTTTGAGATGTAAGGCTGTTAAGAAATTTCTTCCATACGAGGGTTTCTACCCGGCAGAAAGAGCAACTCAAATGAGTCAGCAGTTTTATTCATCATATGCAAATAACATCCAGTTATTCCAGACAGGCACAATTGCATCAGGAGACCAGCCATTTGCCGTCCAGCCATTGATAGAACCATTGTTTGCACCAGGTGCCTTATTTAACACCATTAAGGCCGGTGTTGCATGTGACTACCCAGTCTTATTTGCTAAAGACGGTGGTGCCGGTGCGATTGAAGTCGGGTCATTCGATGTAACACTCGGCGGCTCTGAAGACAAAATAAACTTTGTTATCACAGGTTCTTCTCTGTGTACTGGCTCTGCTCATGATAAGGGATTTAATAATCAACTAAACTCAGTATTCAGTAAGAGAATACCCTTTGAAGCACTTGTTGAGCCAGAGACATTCTTAGCGCAGGATGAATATTCCACCCAGGAGCCTCACCCATTCGGTCTTCAAGATGAAGAACTAACCGCTATTTGGGCCGGAGATGGCGATAATCTATACAAGAAGTTGGCCAATAACTTCTTGGCTGAAGTTCCAGAGTTTTTCTTAAAAGATAGTAATTTCACAACTCTAGCCTCGCTTGAGTCACAAAATCCATCATTCGGTAACGCAGAGGCCGGCAAGTACTACATGATGAGAATCAAGATGTACAAATCAACCGATTCTCTTAAGGACCAGTACGCGGCAAACACGACAAATGCTCCTGCTGATTTTTTAGTCATACCGCCCCAAGATGAAAATGCTATTGGTGGTGCACGAGAAAACTTTACGATGTACTCCAGACCATCGGCTTTCGGAATACCATCTCTTGGTAACGAGTGCCTATTAGGCTCAAGAACTTTTCAAAGACCAGACTCTTTTAGCGGTTCAAATTATCCGTTTACCCCACCTTATTATAATGGAGAGGCTTGGTGTGATGTCATCTTTAGGCCGACAGAATCAAGAAAGTATTCACTTGATGAGATTCTAACTAACGTTTCAAAGTACCCTTACTTTACAAGACATTGGACACCAGAAAATTCAACAGTACGTGATTTGACTGGTTATGAAGGATTTCACTTTGCAACTGGAACCTACAGTGAATACTCAGGCTCTGATAACGTATGGAGAGAGTTGATACTTAGTGTTTTAGACAACACGGTCATAACTTCTTCAAGTGGCAGGTCTAATTCAAACTTGGGCGCAACAGGTTTTTATAACTACACATCAAGACAATTTACAGTCCCAAAGCCTCCTGTCGTTTCAGCACCACAAAATAGTTATTATATCAACTACAATGCCATGCAACTTAACTCAAGCGTTAACCTTTTCTCAAAAGGCGAGATTAACCCACAGAATGTTGGAGAAGAAACCATTGATGTGACAACAGATGTCACAAACAACAGGAAAGCAAGGTGGATCATACAGCCTAAATTCGAAACTCCAATGCTGAACTTCAATTCATACAGCAGTCTAGAAGATAGTGCTTTAACAATTCCGACATTTGCTTCAGAATCATCAGCGAGAGGCATGTGGCACCAAAAAGGTGTGATAGAAACAGACCCAGCAAAAGGAATTTTCCTTCAAGTAACTGATCTGCCGTCCGACTGGATGACAGGACAACTAGGAATACGTCGAACAGAGCAGGATACTTATGTACGCTCTTTGGCAGATCTATGCGGATTCTCTAAAGAACCAGTTCGTCTTGGTGAAGCCCCGCTAGTAAAAGAAATTTCTGAGGCTGTTGTTGCAGTGCCTTTCTTAGAACAAGACGGTACTCGTAAATTCTTCTCAATCGCTCGACGAGACATCGATGAGGCCCTAGATGGCATTAGAAGAGAAGTTGCACCAGGTGTGTACCCTCCCCTTGTTGAACCGAAGACAGGAAAGTCTATTGTTGACATGGTTCGCAACATGAAAAAGTATGTATTTCCCCCTTCAATGGACTTTGTAAAATACAACGAGATTGATCCATTTGCAATGTATGTTTTTGAATTCAAGCATAATCTTACCAGAGAAGATGTAACTAACATGTGGCAGAATCTACCCCCACAAATTGGTCGTTCTTTCGAAGAGTCAGAGGTTACTATTGGCCACTCTCTTGTTAGCGAAGAATTACTTGGTGGCGGAGCAGAGATTCAAGCTGGAGAGGTTCGTAAAAACATTCAAACAAATCTTGATAGCAAGATTCAATGGATGATTTTTAAAGCCAAGAAAAGAGCAAAGACAAATTATTTCGATAAAGTTGTTGATAAGAAAGGAACTACAGCAGATACATCAGGTATTGATTTAGAGGGCACTACTTCTGGTCAACTAGGTGATGACACGGGGATTACTTACAACTGGCCTTACGATTTCTTTTCGCTCGTAGAACTAGTTAAAATAGATGCGGAAGTCAATCTTGGAAACCTCCCTCCACCGGTGGATAATAAAATAATGCAAGACATAAAAGCCGACGTTCCAAAGAGTACAAGACAAAAAGCTGTTGTTCAAGCAGCTAAACCAACACCTGCTGCTTCTGCTGGTTCCACTGCTGCTTCTTTGTTAGCCGGAGGGACATCTGGTGGTAGTAATTCTGGAGGAGGCTCTGGTCCTGGATTTTCTGGTGGCGGAGGAGTTGGGCTTTGACAACATTTTTTGATAAAAAACAAGATGTTATCTCAATTGAATTGACCCCATACGGTCGTCATCTTCTTTCTCTCGGCAGATTGAAGCCGGCTTATTATGCATTTTTTGATGATGACATTCTTTATGATGCTGCTGCTGGTGGGTTTACCGAGGATAGCACCGCTATCAGAACCAGAATTATTGAAGAAACACCACGCCTAAGACCACAGAGAGACATAGATTCTCCCGGTAGTACAATCACCCAGTCAGAAAACTACCTTTCAGTTAAGAAAATCAGAAGACCAAGTACACAACAAAGGGTTCATTTTTTAACCGAACCCCTTGGGACTTCCGATGCGGCAAAAGATGAGCCTCCAAGGTTTAAGACATCTTTTATTCAAGGTAAAATCTCTGGTAGCGTTGAGTCTACACTGACTGGTTCTTATTACGAAAAGCACATTCCGCAAATCAATTGTGATGTAGAGTACACAATGAGCGTTGGCAATACCGCAAATGACCCAAGGGTTCGAGGTAGACTATCAAGCCTCAACAAATCTGTGAGTGCCACTAAGCCTGACAACACATACATAAAAATTGATGAAGATCAAATACTCGTTGAACTTCTTGAGTTAAATGGGTTTAAGTTTAAAGACGGTCTAGAAGTGGAAGTGTTTATGTATGACGAGGTTTCTGGAAATGAAACATTTAAATCGCTAAAATTCCTACCAGAACAAAAAACAATAGTTGACGACTTAATGGTTGACTCAACTCCTGTTTCGGTAGACCCAACTCCTGATTATGTCGAGCATTACTTTAACTTTCTAACAGACAGTGAGATACCAGAGAGTGACATTTGCGATGGTCTTGAGAGCCTAAAGTCAAAAGAAATCTTTATTGATGCCGAAGTTAACTGCCCAGACCGTGAGGCTATTGATTTTGACATTTACGGAACAAGAGTTACTGATGTGGAGGTTTGCGACTAATGCCGAATGAATTAGTAGGTTTGGAAAATGTCCCGAACTGTTACATTGCCAGAATAGTCTTGGATGATAACACAACCAAGTCCTTTACATGCTCAGTTAACTTGGAGTTGTTTGATGCCACGGAAGGGGATAGAACCATCTGGGGCTACAACTCTTTGTTTTCTGATTTTTTAAAGGTTGCCTTGATTGAAACCAGAAGACCATCGCTTTCACAGCGTTTGACTGAGGGCACTGTTTCTCCACTACCATCAGAATTACAAAAAAACGCTTTCTTTGATGATACCACTAAGATTCATGAATTTCCGATTAAACAATTTAAAAAATTAAACGGTGCTTATGTAAAAAAAGTTAAGTTTACCGTCCCTTCTGATACAGAAAATTTGTCCATCTTTGCAGTATGCTACATTGATACAAAGGCTCTTAGTGGCTTTTTACAACTTGACATGACCGGCGAGTTGTCCTCTTATCACGGAGCACTGGTTTCAGAACGGGTATTAGCAAGAGGCACTGCTGTTAAGACATCTACTGTGTTCTACAAGCCTGATAATACGGTCTGGAGTGGCCCTGTCCATCAACATGACGGAATGTACATGGAAGGATCTAGACACACAGCAGCACCCCATAGCGTGCTTAGAACAGCAACCGTTCAAAACCTAAAACTAGTAGACCGAAGAGGGAGAAGCTTTTCTGATAGACAAAGAGACTCAATCCAAAATAACCCAGTGATTAGCAACCTTCATTTGTCTGTTAATAACAATGATGATTTGAATGGAATGTTTTTCGTCAACATGAAGCAACTATTGCTTACTAGAACAAAACTTGGTACAAAGATAGCAGATTTAAGTGCGAGGATGTTTAACGACTTTCTAAACCAGATTCAAATCTCCCAAATGATTGTCAAGAGGTTTAATGCCAATGTTAGATTAGTTAAAGGAAAAATGGGGTCTTACCAAAATAGCACACTCAATACGAAAAAGAGTGTCATAATTGCCTCTTCTACAGACATAGCGCCTTATTCCCTGAGGCCTCAAGAACTATTGAAGGAAAGATACCTGTTCACGAACAGAAACATTCGTGCGTTTGAGTTTACCGATGACTCTAAAACAAGAAAGAACAAGGGTAATTTTAAATATTCAGTTGAGTTAACAATTAAAGATAAATCACAAGAATACATCGATAACATAATTTTACAACTTCGCTCTTCTTTGAGCAGAATGAAAGAGATACATCACGCATTAAGCAGGAAAGGCTCTTATGATTATGAGATGAGAAGGCTTAGGGATGGAGTCTTTGTCCCTGCTGATGTATCTTCAATCATAGAAGTTTACTACAATAATTTACAGTATTTCAAAGATTTTAACGACACAGAGAAAAGAAGACTCATTAATGAAAAAATTAAAGGCTTCTCTGTTGCCTCTTACAACCCAACAACATCAGAAAAATTTATTGCCGATTTAGACGATTTAAGCAGTCTCATGTTTGAGCGCTTCGGTGTTCGTAATGAATACAACAGCAAGACACCAAAAACAACCAAGACGACTTTCATGCCGGCTCGTATCTTTCTTAATAAGACTTTCGAGGACAATGTTAATTTCTTTGATTACAATCGTTCGTACAATTACATACCACCAGTTGTAACAAAGGGCCTACCAGTTTTAAGACCAGAAGATTTACTTAGTAGAGGGTCACAGGAACTTAGTAGATTTTATTACGATTCCAACATTGCAACAGCAGAAGAGTTAAAGTCCCTGCCTAAGGAAATGCAGAGTGCATTGACTACACTTGAGTCCGTAAAGGTTTCTTACTTTTCGCCTTTATCATTACAGTACAGGGACGAGACGGTATCAATTGAGAATGTTGATAGCCTTGATTTGAAGAAAACAAACGACCTTGTGGCTGGTGCACGACAAATTGCAACTAGTATAAGAAGAACCTCCAGTCAAACCACGACAGGTCGGACAAGAGTCGGAAAGAAAAATAATCATGGTTTGGCAAAAAATTTAATGCGTGGCTTTGGCTTTTCTAATCCATCATTAAAAACTGAAGTACAAGACACCTCAGGCCAGAATGAAGAAGAGGCACAAAAAACATTAATTGAAAGTGTCCATTACTTAGGAGAGAATTCTGAATTTATTAATGTTGACAATGAATTCACACCACCGGCGACCGAAGATACCCAACTAGCAGTAGGGCAAATTGTTGCTACTTTTAATAACAATCCTACTCTTGGGTCAGCTGCTTATAATTTTGCCTCCGCTGATAATGTTTTATCTTACATTCTAGGTTCCGCAAAATACAGTGCTGAAGATGTGGCCAATCAACCAATACAAACCAAGGCGCTGATTAACTCAAGGTCTAATTCTGTCAAAAACAACATTTTACAGTCGCCCGTTGACCCGCTCAAGGAAGTATCATCCCTAAATGCATTTGAGATTGCTTTCAAAGCCATGCAAAAAATTGAAAAAATCACTGGCTTTGCTACTGATTCAAACGGTGTAGAGATTGTAACGCAGCCTATTTTCGAGATGCTAAAGACATCGGATGTAACAGAAGACTCAACTCTTTTGTGTAGAATGAGGTACTATGAGGATGCCCCTATGGACCTAGGGCCAAGCGCTAACCTAATGTTCCCCGTACGGAACCAAACTTTTGTTGTGTCCAATAAAGATCTGTCCACACCCCAATACAGTGAGATACCATCACTAACGATTTCCAATATTTCCACAGTGGTATCCCCGATTGTAAAATACTCCACCACAAACATAGTTACACAGAGATTAGATAGTTCTTATGTTAAATCTACAAAGATAATCGGAACCAGTCAAACAACAAATCAGAGAGTTGGCTCTAGGGTTTCAAATAGAGGTCAGGTAACTGATTCTTCTTCTACTAGAAGACAAAGACGGCAAGCCGCAACTACCTCAACAACCAGAAGACGTGGTGGAGGAGGATACTAATGCCAAAAGTAAAGATAGCCGAATCAACACAGGACAATTTAAAAGTAGCCACTGGTTTTGCCAAAGTGGTTGACAATTATGGTTTTGGCACTGCTAGAATTAAAGTCATAGACTCTAGGCTTTTTAACCTTGAATACGGTGGACGTAAAATAGAAGAGAAAGATGGAATTATCGCAGAAGTTCAGACAATTAAATTAACCTCAAAAGTGAGTACTTCGGTCAGATCCTTAGTCTCTCAAAATCTAACGTTAGATGTAGACTACACAGACCACTACACAACATTTGAGATTCCTCAAAACGCCCTTGATGTAGAGACAATTTCACTAAATAAAACTGCCGCAACCTATGATGTGTTTAGTAACTTTAATTTTAACTCCCCAGAATACGACAGAATTTCAGTTGCAGTTCCAGAAGCTGCACTACCCCCAGCCTTTCAGGCTCCTGAGGGCGCTGATTTATCACGATTGATTTTACCAGGTGGCCATCAAGAGGTTGACGATAAGCCTTACTACAACGAGATTGCTATTAAGAACAGAGTGACAAATGACTTTACGAACTTCCTGAGAAAAGTTGGATTGTATGATACAGTGCTGAATGATTATCTTGAGGGAGAAAAAGTAGAGATTCCCTTTAGTGTCCAAAATAATCAGACAGTCTCAGAAGACACACCAGTTCCAATCTACAGTTTATTGAATTGGGTTAATTCTGAATCATTTGAGTCTGACTTGTACTCCGAGGACAAGATAGATGATTCTGAGATGATTAACACCTTTAAGAAAACCCTGTTTCTTTCTTATGTAAGACAGTTGTCAAAAAACTTCAGAAGCTTTAAGGACATTGTGGCCAACACTGAGTGTTACAAAGAGGACTTTTGTTACAGCATAGACAAATACTTGGGAGTACCAGTGGACCCCAAGGCACAACAGGTTTACATACCGGCAGAGGATGACATCTCAACATTTATGGATTCGCAAATAAAGTATGGTGAAACCTATGCGTACAAAGGTACCGCGCACTACATTCTGGTAGGTAATAGTTATCGGTACACCAATCTCCGTTTTGTAGAGGATGAGGCACTTGTAGACGTAGTTAACAAGCCAACAGTCATGATTGTACCTTTTGAGATGTTTACCCAAACAATCAAGGTTATCCAGCCTCCGTCACTACCACCAGACGTTCGATTTGTTACGAGAATGAACTCAGAGAACAAAATAAACATTTACTTATCTCCCACAAAGGGCAGAATGATGAGTGAGTTTATCACTGTTTTACCAGAAGATGAAAGACAACTTGAAGAAATGACAATAAACAGGCGAGAAGGGCAACAATTGTTTCAATTTAGTACAAGCCGAGAAGATGGTTTGTACGAGATCTTTAAAACAAAAATGCCACCATCATCTTATGATGACTTTAGGGACAAGAAATTAATTGAAATTGGCGCACCTTTCAAGACTGAAGATGCAATGTTTACTGATCGGGTTGCTCCTAACACTAAGTATTACTACATGTTTCGTAAGATAAATGAAAAAGACTTGGTATCAAATCCTTCACCTGTTTATGAAGTAGAACTGTTGACAGATGCAGATGATGCCAAAGTAGTGGTTAGTAAATATGAGTTTCCACAGCCGGATGTCTATCAAATGTCGAAGGCATTCAAGAGCCTTTTTCAAGTAACTCCGGTTATTGAGCAAACTTTATTTGACGAACAACAGAATGTTTTGTTCAACAAAGATACTTATAAGGGGACGGTTGATCGATTAAAACTGGGTGTTGCCCAGGAATCTGTTTGGGGTAGAAGGTTCAAAATACGAGTTAAATCTACAACAACAGGTAAAATAATTGATTATAATGTGAATTTTAAATTGAAGAAAAATAAATCAGAAGAAGAATTCTAAGTTAATTCTATTTATTAAAGACGTAATGGGAGTTATTAAATGGCCTTTTTAGACAACAGCGGTGACATTATTCTAGATGTCGTGCTCACAGACCACGGAAGAAAAGTTTTAGCAAAGGGTGATGGTTCATTCCAGATCACAAAATTTGCTCTTGCAGATGAAGAGATTGATTATTCTCTTTACAACAAGAATCATGCTAGTGGTAGTTCATACTACGACCTTGAAATCCTGCAGACACCTATTCTAGAGGCATTCACAAACAACGCTTCTAGCGTTAAAACTAGGCTTCTGACCTATGACAATCTTGAGTTATTGTTTTTGCCTGTTTGTGTTCTTAACGAAAGAAACAATAACACCAAGCGACATGCGACAAAGAATGCGTTTTTGGTTGCTGTTAACGCAGAAACAGAAGATAATGATGGAAGCACCTCAACAACTACTGGTGTAGCTGTCGCTGCTGATGGCTCCATTGTTCAAGGATTTATCCGAGGCGAGACTCTTGCTAGTGAAAACTACATACAGGTTGACCAAGGCCTTAACACTACAGAAATTTCTCCAAAGAGAAAGCTTGATGATGAGTTGAAAGAAACTAGTTATATTGTCCAGATGGATAATAGACTTGGTAAGCTAGCAGATCGCGAAGGCACCGAGGCGACCCCTGATTATATCGATGATGATAATGTTGCATATTATACTGTAGACCTTGGAGACACTTTTGTAACCGAGATCCTTGAGGATGGTAATGTGACAACTGAAGCAATCAGCGGACCAAGAGGAACACGAGTATCGTTCAAGATCAAGTCCTCAATGGACACAAACACAAGTTCATACCTATTTACTGAACTAGGTGGCACTGATACCTTGACAAACAGAACAGCCGGCGGTGGTGGAACCAGTAGTGTTCGCTTCATCGACACCAACGTTAGAATTACCGGCGTTAAGACAGGTAGTATTTTAGACGTACCGGTTAGGTACATTAGACTTGCATAAGGATAAAAAATGACGTATAAACCACTAAACGAAAACGATGTAGTTTCAACAAGAACCCTTCTACATGAGGCCATCCCACTAACTGGAACAATTATTTCTGGTACGTATGGTGCTGGAGGTACCTATGGTGCTGAGCCAAACATTAAAAACTACACCCACGGAATGTTCCAGTCAGTTTATGACTACCCTTACCTAAGTTCTTCGGCGAACCATATTTTTGATATTACTTTTGGTTTGCGTGTTGATACTCCGCTTTTTGATGACACCACAGTACAAGTAACTAAGAAAAAGAACATCTACAACCAGATGGCTCAGGTTCTTATGGGTTATGATGCAACCGGTTCTATTCTTGCTTTTGATGAGGACGGAAACCTACTTGACGGTGGAACAAAATTAGACAGTGTTTTCTTTATTAATTTTTCAAGACTCCTTAACAAGGATGAAATTAAAAAAGGAACGTTTGAATTAGAACTTGGTATTGATGATGTTTTCACTCACACTGGTACAAACTTTAATAACAGAATTAAAATTACAGATTACAGTGCTTCTTTAGCATCACCAAGTTATCTTGTCAATTCACCTGCTGGAGAATATGGAATCTTGTCTGCAACTGCATCTGTTTCAAACGGACAACAGTTAAAGAACAACAATCGTTTTTCCGTTGGTTTGATCTTTTATCAAGCAGGAATCGCTGTCATTTCAGGTTCTGTATTTAACGATCAGGCTGATGCCGGTATCTTAAATAATTCCTTAAACAGCACAGCCTTCTCTGCTACCAGCGGAGTAACAGGTTTTCAATTCCTGTCTGGTTCTGAGATTTCATCATCTGCCGATGCAATCAGAAGTAGAATTTACAACATGCAATTTAATAACACAACTGAGTTAAATTCAACTGTTTACTTCTGTCGCGCAAATCACAATGAATTCAACTATAGTTCAAACCCAACTTATGTTGACTCTTCAAAAATTCGTGTCAAGTCACAGTCTACTGACAACCCTGTAGCATACATTACTACTGTTGGGCTTTACAACGACAACAATGAGTTGATGGCGACTGCCAAACTATCAGAACCTCTGAAGAAATCACCAGATACAGAATTTACCATCCGGGCCAGATTGGATTACTAAAATGTTATGTCATACTACAAATTTACAGAAGACGATCTTTTCGTCAATACAATAAAGACATACCCGAATGTAGAATTCTACATTCAAAGTGGCTCTGTATACATCAATAACGAAACAAACATCTCTGGTACACACTTTGATAACATTAAAGGGGTGCCCGTAGGTTTTATTTCACTTTATGAGTATAACATTAATAGGCCCACTGCGCAAACAATTTATCCGTTTGTTGTCAAGGATGGCTTTAAAAATACGTTCAAGACAATAAGTAAGAAGGATTGGAACACGCAATACGGGTACGGTGGAGAAGAAATAACATCAAGCTACAACCTATCAGCCTCCATCACAAGGTATTTTGTAAATAGCACAACGGGCACAGACTTTCGCAGACTACAGGCCCTTAAGAATACCGTCAATCATTATGCCTATCTTTCTCCGCGCTATGATTTTGAGACTTACTATTCCACACCAAGTTCGAACACTGATGCTGTAAACATGATTACCATACCAAGTATCTTCTACGGCTCATCGATTAAGAAAGGTACTGTTAATCTTAAATGGTATGTATCTGGGACACTTGCAGCGCAAGCATCTGACTCTCGTTTTAATGGTGATCTAGTTCAAGTTTCTGGTTCAACTACCGGTGGGGTTGTGGGTTCCATACTTTACAACGAAGGAATTATTCTACTAACGGGATCAACTGATCTTGGACCAGCAGTGATTGGGAACTTAATTGACAATTCAACGAACGGTAGTCCTCGATGGATTTACTTTGGCCGAGGTGCTAACGACGGCCTAACACCGGCTAATGTTGCATTGACAACTTTATCTGCTTCGTGCGCCATTGAATTTCAAGGTACCAATGACATTCAAACATTAACTATGCTAGCTAAGGCGCCATATAATGAACTTAACCATTCAAACAACCCAACATACTTGAAAGATACCAATGCTTCTAGGAGATTTGCAACGAAAGCAACCTCCTCTTACATGTATACCGAACCTAGCATGGAGATAGCAAACGTTGTGCATTCGCCATTTACAGGCTCTACTCCGCCGTTTAGGAAAGAGACATACATTTCCAAGGTTGCCTTGTATGATGATGAGAAGAATCTGATTGGTTATGCCAAACTTGCAACCCCTGTTAGAAAAACAGAAGATAGAGAGTTTTTGTTTAAGTTAAAGCTTGACATTTAAGATTAAATGTGTTATAATTTAACATAGTAGAGGTTTTTTATGTTTAAATTTATATATAATTTGTTCTTTCCGACTGAGGATGAAAAGATAAGATCCCAGATCGACAAGAAGTACGAGCAGTCCATTGAGTTTCAAAGAAATGGAAACATTAGAGAATACTCAAGGTTAATGAAAGAGATTAGAGACCTTGAAGAGCAATTGCTAAAGAGTAACAAATGATTTTAGGTTTAGATGTAAGTAGCAGTAAGATCGGCTACTCAATAATTGATCAAGACAAAAAACTTCTTATGTGTCAATTTAAAAAATTTAAATCCTCTGTTTCTTTAGAGACAAGAGCATTAGAGTTTTATGATATATTAAATAATATAAATAATAATTATAATATAAATAAAGTTGTAATTGAAGCACCTTTCATGGCTTTCTCTGGCGGGAAGACAACTGCCATGACCATGAGCAAGCTTCAACGATTTAATGGTATGATTTCTATCTTGGTACCAATTGTTTTTGAGATGGAAGCCGAACTTGTCAACGCATCATCAGCCAGAAAGAAAGTTGGACTTAAGATCAAGCGTGGAGACGATACCAAGAAAATGATCATTGAATGGGTTGCTAACGAATACCCTAATGATTTTGTTGTAGAACTAACACGACACGGTAACCCAAGACCCGGAACAGACGACATGGCTGACTCTGTTATTGTTGCCCTCTCAGGAATTTAACCAAAAATACTTGACAACTTTGCCTCGCCGTGATAGGTTTTCATGAGGGGTAAAAATGCAACACAACAAACTTAAAATTTTAACAGAAGTTCTAGGGTCTTATAGAAGATCCAATGATGAATTTCTCTTTCACTGTCCATACTGTGGTCATCACAAGAAAAAGATGTCAGTTAACTTTTCACTGAACGCTTTCAAGTGCTGGGTATGTGATCAGCGTGGCAAGAACATCTATCGTCTTGTCCGCAAGTTTGGCAATTACAAGCAACGACAACAGTATCTAGAACTGATTGGTCGAATGGACCTGTCTGAGTTTGATAAAATCTTAAACGAAATGAACGATGTTATAGAAAGGCAAGTGATTGATCTTCCTCCTGAGTTTGTCTCTTTATGCAATAAGCACCTACCTTTGGGTTCAAAACGTGCTTTAGACTATTTACGTAATCGAGGTATAGAAAGAAATGAGATCCTTAAATGGAAAATCGGATACTGTGAGAAAGGAAGATACAGCGGAAGGGTCATTATCCCATCGTTTAATTCAGATGGGGACGTTAACTATTTTATCGCTCGCTCTTATGTTGGGCATAACCGTAGGTATCTTAATCCGCCTTGTGGCAGAGATATTATCTTTAATGAATTGAGCGTTGATTGGGATGAGCCACTGGTTCTTGTTGAAGGTGCATTTGATGCTATTGTTGCTGGTGAGAATTCCATCCCTATTCTTGGTTCAACACTGCGACCTGAGTCATTACTGTTTCAAGCAATCGCTGCTCATGATACTCCTGTGTATCTTGCCTTAGACCCGGATGCTGAAAAGAAAGCAAAGTGGATTATTATGTCGATGCTTCAATACGATGTTGAAATTCATAAGGTTCCAATTGATGATTACGAGGACATCGGCTCAATGAGTCCAGAAACATTTCGAGACAAATTAAAGTTATCAGTACCGATAGATAATGAAATGTATTTTTTAGAAAAAATGCTCAATAGTATTTGACAAATTTTGTGAACATGTTACATTAAAATTATGGGATTGTGGTGGAATAGGTAGACACATGGCACTTAAAATGCTATGCTCATTGAGCGTGGGGGTTCAAGTCCCCCCAATCCCACATAAATCAACAAAGGAAGAAAAATGCAAATTATAGACAATAGAGAGAAATTTGAAGAGTTAACATCCGCAGGAAACGTTATAATACAGTTTTCAGCCGGATGGTGCCAACCGTGCAAAGTATTGAGTAGGACAATGACTAGTGTGACACCGGAACATTCAGATGTTTATTTTTATAAGGTGGACATTGACTCAATGGATAGATCACTAATTAATAATTATAACGTTAGATCTGTGCCAAGACTGCTTATGTTTGTTAACGGTGAAGATGTGGCAGAACTTATTGGTGCCAGAGGTGCAGATGAAATTAACAGTTTTATTAATACAAATAAGGAGAACTCATGAGCAAAGATATTTTTATTCCATTTTATCGCGATGAAGACGAAACATGGCTAGAAGCAGCCGAGCGACACGCAGATAACTATAATTTAACAGATGATGTTGAAGCCCTTTATTATGGCTTCATTAGAGATGGCTATGATGACATGGAGGCTGCCATGTCGGCTCTAGAGGAGTTGAAGATTCCCCTAGACGGCCTAGAGGAGGAGTCCGCTTAGTAAAGCAGCAAGGAAAATAATGCCAAGAAATGGTGCAGTTACATACTGATCTGCAAGGTCAAACTTACGACGATTCCTCACAGAATCCACGAGTTCAGATGTGAAAATTGACATTACAATAAACAGTATAACAACCGCCCAGTTCATTCATGAGGCCCCCCGGTATTTGTAAATAGTCCCGAGGATATCGAATCTATACGTAGGAGGAACAATGACTAGATTTGCTCACATTAGTGATACGCACATTCGAAATGTAAAGTATCAAGAAGAATACAAAATAGTTTTCAAACAGATTTACGAATCTCTTGAAAGAGAACAACCAGATTACATCATTCACACTGGAGACATTGCCCATACTAAAACGCAACTATCCCCAGAGTATTTTGAACTATGCTCTGACTTTCTTAAAAACTTGGCTGACATTGCACCAACTTATCTTATTCTTGGTAACCACGATGGTAACCTAAAGAACGATAATAGACAGGATGCAATAACGCCAATTATAGAAACCCTTGGGCACCCCAACTTACACCTTTTGAAGAATTCTGGGGAAACAAGATTGGGAAAAAAGATAACCCTTAATGTTCTTTCGGTATTTGACCGAGATAACTGGATGGCTCCGAGCAGCAAGTCTAGGATTAACATTGCCCTTTATCATGGAGCGATTCGTGGCTGCAAGATCTCGGACGGGTTCACTCTAGAAAGCGGTGAAGATTCAATCAACATTTTTGATGAGTTTGATTATGCTATGCTCGGAGATATCCACAGAAAACAAAAGCTTGATGAAGAAGGTCGTATTTGGTACGCCGGATCAACAGTACAACAGAACTTTGGAGAATCTCTCCTCAAAGGTTATTTGCTATGGGACATTCGAGGCAAAAAGAAGTTTAAAGTTGAACCAAGACTGTTTATGTCGCCACGACCATTTGTAACAGTTCAGATTAATCAAGATGGTACTTTACCAAAGGCTGATGTCCCAAGGAACGCTAGGCTCAGATTGGTCTCACATTACAATCTACCGCTAGCAAAGTTGCGTAGGGCCTGTGACTATGCCCGAACCAAATGGAGTGCCTATACGGTCAATTTCGTCAACAAGGCAGGCTATTCTGGTCTGGGCTTGGATGGAGATAATCCAGACAGCAAGATTATCAACATGCGAGACCCAAATACACAAGAGAAGTACATTAAAGAATTCTTGGGTGATAAAGAAATCACTGATGATGTTTTGGATAGGATTATTGAATTAAACTCCAACTATAACAAGCAAATTGAAACAAGTGAAGATATCTCCAGAAACATTATTTGGAAGCTTCGAAAGATGAAGTGGAACAACTTGTTTAACTATGGAGAGAAAAATGAACTTGATTTCACTAAACTCAACGGGCTTGTAGGTATCTTTGGAAAGAACTACTCTGGAAAGTCAAGTATCATTGACTCTGTTCTTTTTGGGATGTTCAATACAACTTCAAAGACTGAAAGGAAGAATGTCCACCTTATTAACCAGAACAAAGACAGGGCCAGGGTACAGCTTGAAATAGGGGTAGGGAACGACACATTCAAAATCACTCGCTCCCTTGAATCCTATGAGAAGAAGAGCAAAGGTACTGTAACAAAAGAAGCAAAAACAGACCTAGACTTTACCAAGTATGCTCTTGGAACGATGGCAGAAAGCAAGAATGGCACAACTCGTAATGAGACAGACCTGAACATCAGAAGAGCATTTGGTACCTTTGAAGATTTCATGATCACCTCTATGTCCTCCCAACTTGATTCTCTAGGCTTCATTAACGAGGGGTCTACAAAGCGTAAAGAGATTCTGGCTAAATTCCTTGATCTACAGATGTTTGAAGAGAAACATAAACTCGCCAAGAAAGACTCTGCGGAACTTAAGGGTATTATTAAACACCTTAGTACCATTGATTGGCATAAGAAACTGGTTCATGGACAAGAGGCGCTAGAAGAAATTTTAGAAGAGATAGCGCAACAGTCTGGTTTATGCGAGAAACTTAAAGCAAGAATAAAGGAACTGGAAGAAGAATCGGACCTCATCGAAGACCAGCTTCGTTCCGTAGAAGATGGGTGGATTGACATAACTCAGATTGAAACTGACCTGGAGGAAAAGACAAGAGAGAAATCTAATCTTGTTGGTAAAATTAAATTAATGGGAATCTCTCGTACTGAGTTTCAAACAAAACTTGAAGATGTAGTATCCAAGATTGACCCAGAAGAATTATCTAGATTGGATGTTTTAGTTCAAAAGCATAAAGAATTACTGTACGAACATGAACAGATGACACTCGATCTTAGGCCAAAAGAAACCAAGTTGCGTAATCTAAATAAAAAGATTGCTATGCTGCATGATCACGAATACGATCCTAATTGTAGATTTTGTTCTGACAACAAGTTTGTTAAGGATGCTAACAAAGCAAAGGCAGATGCCCCAGCTATTGAAGCGCAAATTAGTAATCTACAAGATGAGATTGCATTCTTAGAGTCCGAAATGGAAGCACTTGACTTTGATACCATAACGCAGCAACGCGAACAACTTGTCAGCTTTGAAGAGCAAAAGTCAGACTTTGAGGCCAAGATCCAAAAGATCACAACTCAAATTCAAATGTGGCAAGCAACAAAGCAACTCGTTAAGTCAGAGATTAGAGAACTAAGAAAGAAGAAAGATCACTACTATGAAAACCAAGAAGCATTTGATAACATTGATTCTCTAAAAAGAGACGTTAGATCTGTCAGGGCAATGATTGAAAACAAGACTCGTGATCTCACTCGGTGCGAAAAGAAGACAATGGGTCTTGTATCTGAAGAAGGGGCAACCCGACAACAAATAAAGGAGGCAGAAGCAAAACTAGCAGAGATTCAAACTTATGAGAGAGATTACATTGCATACGATCTTTTCATCCAGGCAATGCATCCCAATGGGGTTTCTTATAGAGTTATCAGGTCAATGCTATCAGTCATCAACTCAGAGATTGCAAAGATTCTAAACAGTATTGTTGACTTTGAAGTATTCTTTGATAACGTTGGCAGCAAACTTGAAATCTACATTAAACATCCAAAATACGATCCTCGACCTTTATCGATGGGTTCCGGAGCAGAAAAGACAATTGCTTCGATGGCTATTCGCTTAGGTCTAATCTCGATAACCAATCTTCCAAAATCGGAATTGTTTATTCTTGACGAACCGGCAACGGCATTGGATGCAGAACACATGGACGGTTTTATCAGACTTCTTCAAATGATTAAGTCACAATTTAAGACGGTTCTGTTGATTTCACACCTCGAAACTCTCAAAGACGTTGTTGATATGACAATTGACATACAGAAGAAAGACGGATACGCACACGTCCAAATCTAAACTTGAAGCCTATTTAGAGTAAAATCTAGATAGGTTTTTTGCTTTATGGAGACAAAAAAATGAAACTTACAGAAGAAAGATTAGTAAAGATGATCTTAGAAGAACTTGATGCAATGGGTGAGGTCTACAGGGCCAAAGGTGAAAGCGATGAGGAGTATGCTAAACGAAAGGCTGATGCTCAGTCAGGTGCAAAAGGACTCGGAAGAATGGGGACACCTCGCTCTGCTGGAAAAACACCAGAGGAAAAAGCTGCCGCTAAACTTACCAGTACTGCTCGGATGTTCATGAGATTAATGGATGATGGTAAAAAGACACCTCCTATTTCTAAAGAACTTAAAAGAGAGATTGAAAGACTTAGAAAACTCGAAGAGGAGAAGTAAAAAATGGATTTAAAAGAAGAAGTAATAGACAGAGTAGAAGCTGTCGTTGAAAGCATCGATTGCGAAAGTGTTGCTGCTCAGTTGCACCTTGATGACCCAGAGAAAGGAATCCTTGATGGGGTTCAAGAAAAACTAATCTCAAGAAAGCTTCTTGTGTTTGGTGTTGCAACCGCTCTTATGATCTGGTCAACTCTTGACCCGGATACCTGGGGTCTTATTGCAATGATGTACATCGGCGGACAATCTGCCATTGACCTTGCTAAGACTTGGAGACATGGATAATGACCTGGTGGCCAGCATTTAAACTGTGGTGTAAACACAATTGGAAAGTGCTGGTCATTGGTGCATCCATCTTAATTGCATTTCTTGCCGGAAACAGAAGAACTGCTGCTGCCAAGGAACAACTTAAGTCAACAAGAGAGTTGTATAAAAAAGAACGCAAGGCTCTAAAAAATCTAGATGCTGAAGAAGATGATCTTAAGCAAAAAGCGCAAGAGAAGTACAAGAAAGCAATTGCAGTTGCGGACAGACAGATGCACGAATCTCGTGACGAGTTAAAGAAAAGACGAGCAGAGCGGGTTAAGGAACTGTTGATAGAGAACAGTCATGACCCAAAAGTTATTGACGACATACTCTACAAAGAATTTGGGATTAAAAATAAATGATTTTTTTGTTTTTTTCGCTTGCAATTGCTGAGCCTTTGAGTTATACTATAAAGAAGGGTGATCCTGCCCCTATTGATGGTAGACTATTCAACGACGAAGCAGTTGTTAATTTAATTGCTAGCAACGAAGAGTTGCAAGAGCAGTGCCAAATTTCTTTACAGTACCAAGGGAAGACTCTTGCTGCTCAACATGCTTTAGAGATGGAATACGTAAAGGCAGAACTTGAAATTGAAAAGAAGAAAAGCGAGACTTTAATTGGTTTGCGAGATGAAGAAATAGAAATACTACAGAAACAACAAAGCCCATACCGCACAATTGGTTGGTTTTTAGCAGGTTTCGGAATAGGAACAGGAGCATCGATTGCGACTTATTACGCAGCGAAAAACATACAATGATTAAAATTAGAATTATCAAAGCAATGAAGCAACTTATGGGATTTGCATGCCCTGAGGCAACACAGGATTTGGAGTTAAACACAAAGAATCGTGATGCTTCAATCAAAGCAGAACACATCCAGTACGGCCCTCTTAATGTAGAAGAGCCAGGTGATTACTGGAAAGACATTGCTGAGTACTGGAACACAACTGAGAAAGCCGCTAAAAAATCAAATTGCGGCAATTGTGTTGCTTTTGACATTAGTCCAAGGATGGATGACTGTATGCCCGGTGTTACTTCTGATGACGATGGTCGTTTAGGTTATTGCTGGATGCATCATTTTAAGTGTCATAGCGCACGCTCATGCAGAACATGGGCAAAAGGCGGCCCGATTGAGGAGGACACTATTTCTTACGATTGGCAAGAGAGAGGTGAGAGTGCCCAATAAAGATCCAAACTACGCTGTTAAGATAGAGCAAGCGATAGCAAAAAAGTATGGCAAAGATACTGTTGTAAACCCAAAATCATTATGGGACAACGAAAAAGAACAACAGTACGTTGCCGGACTCAAAGAAACTTACGTGAGAGAGACGTTAGAAGACTATGACAAAGTAGAGGTCGAAGGCGTTTTTATTCCGAGAAAACTAGTTAAAGAAGAGTCCAAGCGCTCTTGCCCAGTTTGTAATACTTATTCGTTTAAATCAAATGATGATGTGTACATGACCAAATTTGAATGTTGCGAAGAATGTTACATACAATGGGTCGAGGGCAGAGAAGAAAGATGGAAAACGGGATGGAGACCAAATAAATGAGTTCAACATACGAAATTGTTCAAGGGCTTGCTCAAGCAGCCGCAAACGCCTACGATGGCGCACATGATGAGAGATACTCTCTTGACGGTCAAGCAAGAAAAGTTGGCCTTAATCGAGAGCAAGGGCATCCAATTATTGATAAAAGAGTTAACGATGGTTTTTCTGTAAAGTTCTACGGAAACTCAATGATTATTAATTATCAAAGCGATACTCGTCTTGAGGATGTTAAAGATCCAAAGTACGACCAAGAAATCGCCAGAATGCTTAATGAGATCAAGAAGTTCCTTCAAAGAGAATATAAGGCACTTACAGGAAACTCTGTTCGCTTGTCTGCCAAGGGACAGCCTCAAATCCTCGTACAAAGCACCTCTCGTGTTCGAACTTTCGTTCAGGCATACCAACACTACACAATCTCAGGAATGAAGTCAGATCCAATCCTCCAGCCTTCTGAAGACACTGAACGTGATGTCACAAGAAAATTTTTAGAACAATTCTCTGATAAGAGACCTTCAAATGATACAAGAGGAACCGAACAATGAAACTTAAGATTACAAAAGAAAGACTTGACCAAATCGTCAAAGAAGAGTATCAGAGAATTAAAGAAGAAGAGCATGCCGAGCCTGTTGGCGCTGGTATCGAAGACATTAGCGCTGATGATGTCCTGGACAATCAGCCTGGTCTTGGTTTTGATTTAGGTTCTCAAGCGGCCTTTGCAGAATTATTCGCACGTTACAACGGCGGTAGAGACACGGCTCAGATGGACATGGACTTTGAAAAGATCTCACAGATAGATCCAGAATTATCTGATGTCTTTAAGGCGCTTATTCTCCGAAACCCACTTCTTTTCCCTGGGCAGACTCCACGCTCGGTTGATTTAATGCGTAATGATCCGGAAGCAGTTGAAGCATCTCTTGCCGCTATTCCTGATGAACCAGAGGAACTAGAAGAAGACATTTCGGATTCGCTTGTTAAAGAAATACAAAACCTCCTGAAGCAACAGGGAAATCTATAAAAGGATTAAATGGGTTATAAACTTTCCAAAAACGAAAAAGTTCAAGAGATAATTAGATGCGGCAAGAGTCCTCAATACTTCATTGATAACTACTGTCGCATTTCTCATCCTATGCACGGCTTGATTCCATTCAAGACTTACGACTACCAGAAGGACCTGCTTAAGGATTTTAACGATTATCGTTTCAACATCATTCTGAAAGCCAGACAGTTAGGTATCTCGACAATCTCTGCCGGGTACATTGTCTGGTTTATGATGTTTCATCGAGACAAGAACATTCTTGTCATCGCAACCAAGTTTCAGACAGCAGCAAACCTTGTAAAGAAAGTAAAGGCAATTACAAACAATCTACCAGACTTTATCAAGATTGCAAAAATCTCTGTTGACAATAGGACAGCATTTGAACTTAATAACGGATCACAAATTAAAGCAGGAACCACCTCTGGTGATGCTGGTCGTTCGGAAGCATTATCACTGCTCGTTATAGACGAGGCAGCGCACGTAGACGGCCTGGAAGATCTATGGACCGGTCTTTACCCTACCTTGTCAACTGGTGGACGTTGTATCGCATTGTCAACCCCAAATGGGGTAGGAAATTGGTTCCACAAGACTTACGTTGATGCAGAGTCAGAAGAGAACGATTTTCACCCAATTAATTTACCCTGGGATGTGCATCCCGATAGGAACCAAGAATGGTTTGAGAAAGAGACAAAGAACATGTCTCGAAGACAAATTGCACAGGAGTTAGAGTGTAACTTCAATACATCCGGTGATACTGTAGTTCACCCTGATGACATGCAGTGGTTGTTCGAATGCCAGCAAGATCCAATCTATAGAACAGGACACGATAGAAACTTTTGGATTTGGGAGAAGCACATTGAGGAAGCATCTTATCTCTTGGTAGCGGACGTTGCGAGGGGCGATGGTCAGGACTCATCTGTTTTTCACGTAATACGTGTTGATAACATGTCTATTGTTGCTGAGTATCAAGGTAAGCCATCGTTAGACCTCTACTCACAGATCCTGTTTGATGCAGGTAAAGAGTATGGAGATTGTCTGCTTGTTGTTGAGAACAACGGTATTGGGATCTCTGTTTTGGAAAAACTAAAGGACCTTGCTTATCCAAACTTGTACTACTCAATAAAGGGAACTCATGAATATGTTGAAGCATACAAAGGTGCTTATGATGATAGAGCAGTGCCTGGATTTACTACTTCAACAAAAACAAGGCCCCTTATTGTAGCAAAATTAGAAGAGTTCATCAGAAACAAACTAATTAGTATACACTCTACGAGGTTATTTCACGAATTAAAGACTTTTATTTGGCATAACGGCAAACCCCAAGCCATGCGTTCTTATCATGACGATCTAGTTATGGCATTAGCAATTGGTTGTTGGGTTCGAGACACAGCCCTGCAGGCCAACCAAGTGGAGGTCGAATACAAAAAAGCTATGCTTGGTGGCATAATGAAGTCAGAGACAAGAATGAATACACAGATTAGAGGACAGCAAGGATATTCTCAATCATTTTCTCAAAAGTATGAAGAAGAGATAAAGCAAGCAAAAGAATTTTTCTGGATTTACAAAGGATAAAAAATGGCAAAGAACGATAGAAACCCAAACAATAATCAAAATGATTTGTTCAAGTCATTGACAAAAGTATTCTCTGGGCCTCTTGTTAGGCGAAGAACACAGTCTGGAAGACAATTAAGAAGAAGACATTTGGATATGTACGCTTCAAGATTCAGGTCAGCCTCAGGTCAACAATTTAAGAAGTCAGAATACAACCCGATGAATGTCACCACGGTTAACATGATCTCTAACCGTAATCGTTCTGAACGTTACGTAGATTTTGACCAGATGGAATACACACCAGAGATTGCTTCTTCGCTTGACATCTATGCAGACGAGATGACAACCCATTCGACCCTTACCCCAATGATGCACATTAAGTGTGCTAATGAAGAGATAAAGTTTGTTCTTGACTCTTTGTATCGTGACACACTGAACATCGAACACAATCTATTTGGTTGGGCACGTACCATGTGTAAGTATGGAGATTTGTTCTTGTACTTGGACATTGACGACTTGCGTGGTATTACAAACTGCATTGGTCTCCCATCTCAAGAGATTGAGAGATTAGAGGGCGAGGATAAGACAAATCCAAATTACATTCAGTTCCAATGGAACACCGCTGGTTTGACCCTGGAAAATTGGCAGGTTGCTCACTTCAGAGTTCTCGGTCATGATAAACATGCTCCTTATGGTACATCTGTTCTTGAGCCGGCTCGGCGAATCTGGAGACAGTTAACGCTTCTTGAAGATGCTATGATGGCATACCGAATTGTTCGTGCCACTGATCGTCGTGTATTTAAGATTGACGTTGGCGGAATCGCACCACAAGATGTGGAGCAGTACATGCAAAAGGTTATGACCCAAATGAAAAGACACCAGGTTGTAGACCCTACCACAGGCCGCGTAGATTTACGTTACAACCCTCTTTCAATTGAAGAAGACTACTTTGTACCAATTAGAGGCGGACAATCCTCTACAGACATTACTAACCTTCCTGGTGGCACTTTTACCTCACAGATCGAGGACGTTAAGTATCTCCGCGATAAGTTGTTTTCTGCCCTGAAAGTTCCCCAGTCATACTTGTCTATGGGCGAGGGCGCAACTGAGGACAAGACAACCCTTGCTCAGAAAGACATTAGATTCGCGAGAACAATCCAAAGACTTCAGAGGGTTGTAATCGCAGAACTTGAAAAGATTGGAATTGTCCATCTTTACACTCTAGGGTATCGCGGAGACGATCTTCTTAACTTTAGTCTATCTCTTAATAATCCTTCAAAGATTGCCGAGATGCAAGAACTTGAAAACTGGAAGACAAAGTTTGATGTTGCTAAAGGCGCTAACGAAGGGTACTTCTCTAAGCGTTGGGTTGCCGAGAACCTTCTTGGATTGTCAGAGGATGAGTTTATCCGGATGCAAAGAGAAATGTATCATGACCGTAAGTTCTTAGCTAGTCTTGAAGCCGCAGGTGCTGGTGATGCACCAGGTGATGCCGGTGGCGGACTAGGTGATTTAGGTGGCGATACCGGAGGAGACCTTGGCCTTGGTGATCTTGGAGGAGGTGGGGACACCGACGATACACCAGCAACACCTACAGCTGGAGATACCGGAGGTGACACTGGTGGTGACACTGATGGGGATGACAGCCCTCTTCTTGCAGCGCCTCCTGCTAAAAGAGATGATCGACCTAAGAAAAGAGGGCCTTATAAGAGTCACCAGGCATCGTATAGAAAAGGCGGACTATCTAAGCAAATGAGAAACCAGGCCAGTGGTGAAGTTGGAACTTCTCGCAAAACATTTCCTGGAAAGGTTGGCTTCGGCGGATTAGATTCTCTTGCTCGTGGCGTAGTTCAAGAATCAGTGGATGTTTTGGAAGAGACAAAACTATTTAATACCAGTGCAGAACTTCAAAATTTAATTGAATCTTTAACAAAGGGAAATCAAGATGAAACACAATAAGAAAAGAAATACCGCTTTTCTTTACGAATGCTTGATCAAAGAATTGACCAGATCAGTAGTCAGAGAAGATACTGGCAGACAGTCAACAATCAAGTCTATTCTTAAAGAGTATTTTTCAAGAGGCACAATTCTATCAAATGAATTAGGTATCTATAGAGAATTGCTAGAAGCAAAAGACTTAGAAGACAAGTACCATACAAGACTCTTGACGGAATCTAGAGTTGACTTCGAATCACTTGATAGAACTCAAGTTTTCAATTCTCAAACAAGCTTGATCAATAAGATCAATAAGCAACTTGGGGCGAGTGTCTATTCTAACTTTATGCCAAACTACAAAGACATTGCGACTGTTGGCTTATTCTTCCAGAACAAATCCCTCAATGCTAAAAAGAGAATTATGTTAGAAGAGAGAATGGTAGAATTGCTATCTCGTGAAGATGTAGAAGAAAAAGAGATGGCTCATGTTGATAATTTAACCTACAAAACATTTGTTAACAAGTTTAACGAAACATACGATAGAACTTTGAGAGAAGAACAAAAAGAATTATTGACCAATTACATTACATCATTTTCTGATAATGGGCTTGGACTGAAGTCTTATCTAAATGAAGAGATTGGGCGTCTCAAAGAGTCCGTAGATGCCGAGATTGTAGCAAACGCCAATAATGCCTTTTCCGAAAATTTTCAAAAAGTTAGAGCAAAGTTGGATGACTATGCACAAAGCCCCCTAAATCAGCAAATTATTGAAGAGATTTTCTACATTCAAGACCTCATTGCGGAGGTAAAAAGAAATGGCCATTAAAATTAACATTGAAGAGTTGGAAAAAGAGTTTAACATAACATTTGAGATGAACATTAGGTCTGCTCTCAACGGCGACTTGATGATTATGGAACATAAAGACATTGACATCATTATTAAACAAAAAGACAACAAGGTAATTGCTTTCCCAAAAGACATCATGTCGGATCTTGTTTACGGTGCGGAATCTAGAATGCTAGAGTTCCTTAGAAAGCAAGGTATCATTGAATACGATTCAATCCAGGGCGGTAATGTTTATGGATCAATGGAAGGTACAATAATGGAGTCAGAGAAACTTGACTCAATAAAAGCCACCCTCCTATCATTATCTGAGTGGTTTAAGACAGAACAGTCTTACATTGCCGGCACAACTGCTTACGATGCCATGCAAGACGATGCGTTACTTGAGCCTGATAAAGAAGAGTCAACAGAACTTGGTGAAGTTCCTGCCGAGGCCGAGAAGGGATCAATCAATCAAAATAATCTGTTTGCTCCTTACCTTTATGGAAGGTACAGTTACTAATGAGTAAACAACGAATCATACTTGAGAGTTGGCGTAAGTTTCTAAACGAAAACAAAGAGTTTGAGGGTAAATTAAAAAAACACCCTGGGTATCATACAGAGAAAGACAACGACCACTTAACTGCAACGTACAGAGGTTTTGCTATTTGTAAGGATAATGGTGGTCCAATCACAAGAATGAAAGGCAAGGCAGGAGAGCACGAAAGAGGCTTCAGGAGAGGTTCTGGGCTAGGAACCGGTCGTTATGATTTTGATGAATGGGCTGATCTCAAAGCCGACGTTGCCGAAAGGGGAATACAAGAACCTGTGCTTATTGTTGCCGAATGGAAAGGTGATGATATCATAGCCAGAGTGTATGAGGGCAACCATCGTATACGACTAGGGTGCCAAACAGACCAGCCAATCCCAGTGGAAATAAGATTTTTTGGTAAAAGCGAAGAACACATAGAAGAAGATTATTTTGATCGTGACCTATGGTTTTTAATAACTTACGGATTACAGCGAGGTTAAATTGGATACGTTACATTTCATCTTAACTGCTTACGGAATGACATTTATTATTGTCTACGGAAAGATTTTTGAGAACATAAGGCCAAAAAAAGATTACACAAAAAAATGGAACACTTTATGGAACTGCCCGTTATGCATGGGTTGGTGGTGTTCCTTGTTTCTTTTTGGCATTAACGGCTTTACGGAACTATTTACATTCGAGTATTCGCTTGCGAATGCTTTTTGCCTAGCCTGTTTAGGGGCGGGTACTACTTATTTGCTCTCGGTTTTAGTCAATGACTTTGGCCTAAGAGTATCACCAAGACCAGGGGGTGAACATGTTGGTGATTAAGCGTTGGACATTACAGCCAGTCCGCCGTTGTTGCAGCGGTTCTTAACGCGAGTGGGTGGCGCCCACTCTATTTTTTATTTTGAGGGAAGGTATGGGAAAAGAACTTTTACAAGAATTTTATGAACTTTGCAAAGATGGTGTCTGTCTTGATCTCTTAACAGAGGCCGAGAAGAGAGAGGCTATGAACGATGGAACAATGTTTCTTTCTGGTCGTATTCAAACTGCAGACAAGCAGAACGGAAATGGCCGTGTGTACCCTTACGAGGTTCTTAAGAGAGAAATGGACAACTATAGTCGGGTAGTCAAAGACAATCGCGCATGCGGTGAACTAGATCACCCAGACGATTCAGTTGTTAACCTTAAGAATGTTTCTCACATTATAACTCAAGTTTGGTGGGAAGGAAAGGATGTTATGGGTAAGATTAAAGTCCTCGACACTCCTTCAGGTAGAATTCTTAAAGACCTAGTGAATGCCGGGGTTAAACTTGGTATTTCTTCTCGTGGACTTGGATCTGTCCGAGAAAGCATGGGAAAGACAGTTGTAGAGGCTGACTTCCAATTGATTTGTTTTGACATTGTGTCCGAACCTTCCACTCCAGATGCCTATGTTTATCCTGGTAGAGGGATGTCTGAGGTTGTTTCATCTCGCCTTAAGGAGAGAAAAGAGAACAACATCGATGGGCTATTTAGAAGAATTCTAGGGGATTAAATGAACAAGACAGAATTAAAGAAAATGCTAAGACCTCTAATTAAGGAGTGCATTAAAGAAGTTATTTTTGAAGAAGGTACCCTGTCAACTATCATTAGTGAAGTTATGATAGGTACATCTCAACACCAACAACCTTTAATGCAAGAGAACAAACAGAGAGTGCAATTAGAGTCTGATGAGCAAGCAAACCGAAGATTACATGAACGTGCAGAAGCAGAAAAGCAGAGGCGAAAGGCTCTTCTTGACTCTATTGGACAAGGTGCATATAATGGTGTTGATCTTTTTGAGGGGACTACACCAATGTCCAATAGAAACAGCGGCACGTCAAATGCGCCACATGGATCAAAAGCATTAGACGGTATGGCACCTAACGACCCGGGCGTTAACATTGGGGCTTTTGCTTCAAGTGGCGTTTGGAAAAAACTAGCAGGAAATTAAAATGGCAACTAACATTACGGTAAAACCCAGAAAAAATGAAGACCCAAATCGATTCATCAAAAGATTCCAGAGAAAATGTAAAAAATCTGGAATTTTTGACGAGGTTCGGGAAAGAAGGTATTTTCGTAAACCTTCTGAAAAGAAGCGTTTAGCAAAGAAAAAGGCGATTGCCAGGCATAAAAAAAGAATGAGAAAAATGGCCCAAAACAACTAATTAACTTATAGGAGTCCAAAATGTCAAATTTTTATTATACCGCTGGTCTTCATAACGTTGGCTCTTATCAAGTTGCTGGTCGTCCTTACCTTTCTGGTTCTACTGGGATTAATGCTAGTACTAGCGAGAGGTTTGTTTTTCCTCAAGTTTCTAAGTCAATTTTAGTGAAAAACACCGATGGTTCAACTGCAATTAGGGTTGGCTTTGCGCCAAGAGCAGATGGCGAACATGGCTACACTCACGGTGCAAATGATAACGCCAATTATTTTATTGTAAATGCTGGTAAAGAAATAAGCTTTAACGTTAAATGTAAAGAGATATTTATCTGGACTGGCTCTGGAACCTCTGAGGCTCAAGTGTATGCTGAGTTAACCGAGATACCCGACCAAAGAATGTTTACTCTTGACGGAGTAGTAGGAGTTGCTTCATAATGTCAGTCTTTCACTATACACCAGGCCTGCAGGCAGCAGGTTGTTATGTCTCCTCAGGCTACCCTTACCTTAAGACTTACACACTAGGTCATACCGCCGGTAGTGGAGTTAGTGAGCAAGAACTTGAGTTTTTACATGTAACAAAGCAGGTAGTAATAACAAACACAGAAACCACTAGTAATAGAGATCTTAGGGTGCACCTTGTCTCAACTAGTTCTACTGCAAATGTTGTTGCGAACAAGCATTACTACGACGTTCCAAATAACACTAGTCTTACTTTAGATCTAAAATGTAAAGAAATTTACTTCTCCAATGCCAGTGGCGGATCAATTACATTTTCAGTATTTGCCTCACAAACCCAAATTCCAGTAGGGCGCATGTATGAACTTACTGGTTCTGGCATAAATACGTGAGGGGGACCAAATGAGTGAAAAATTTAAATACACCACTGGTCTTCAAAACGCTGGCTCTTACTTAGTTTCTGGTATTCCATTTATAACCGGATCTCAGATTTCTGATGAGAATGAAGAAAAAATATCTTTTTATCAAGTCACAAAAGAGATTAAGGTTAAGAAAACCAGTGGCTCTGGTGAACTGCGTGTTCATTTCGGCTCTTTAAGTAACAATGCATTGGCGGCCAAAGGGACTATGGATTTCAGAACTTCTGATAATGTTTTCGATATTCCAAACGGAAGCGGAGCATCATTTGCCTTTTGGATTAGCGGTAGTGATGGTAATGGCACTTTCAATGCTAATGAAAACTTCATTGCTTTGCAAAACGAAGCTGGAGATAATGCAATTGAATTTAGACCAAGAAACCCCTCCGGTCTTAACGGAAGGTTTCAGATCAGATCAGTGGATACAGCCGGTGGAACATATAAGAGTTTCTCAGATTCTGATGCAAACCAATTCACAAATGGCTGGAATCACTTTGTAGTGGCCTTTGATGGTGCTGCGGGTGGCGCCATTAATGTTTACAGGAATGGTAGCGCTGTCGCGACAACAACTGGGGCCACTGGGAACCCTCTCACTGGTTCAACCAAGTTCGTTCTATTTAATGGAATTGATTTAGATAAAGTAGTTGGTATTGATGAAGTAGCAGTATGGAGTGCGGAGTTAAGTGCGGCTAACGTTACGTCGCTTTACAATACCGGTGGGAAAGCAGATCCTAGAAACATAGAGGGCGCCAACTTAAAACTATGGTATCAATTTGGCGATAATGAAAATGATGTCATTGATGGAGCAAATACAATCATTAAAGACTCAAGTGGTAATAATGATGACCTAAATGATCTAACAAACTTTGGAGGGTCAGATGAGTTAAATCCTGTAATTGGCCCTTTCTTTTTGACTAACAACGTTTATCGAAATCTTCACTTCTGGCCACTGGCAGGTAACGGAGATGAAGTAACAATACCAGTAAAGTGCAAGCAAGTATTTTTATCCGCCTCTGGTTCTGCTATAGATTATCAACTTCAAGCAGCACTAACAGAGATTCCTGCTGCTAGAATGTATGAACTATCAGGGTCTGGGGTCGATGAATAATGGCAGAATTCGGTTGGGCATATGTTTCAGGTGCGCTTGGTAGAGGTGGCACACATGCAGTCCAAACATCGGACTCGGCCAGTAATCTCTCTGGTAGCCAAAGCTTTGTTTACGATGGCTCCTCAGTAGTTTTGACGGGTAGTCTTCTTATCAAAGGAGACATGGATTTAAGTGGTACTCTTAACATTGATACCCTTAATGTTAACGAGACCATAATTTTATCACAAACCGGCTCAACACAAATTGGAAACACTACTGATGATACTCACATATTCACAGGGCAAATAAGAGTAACATCATCTAACAATTCAGATTTAATTTACAAAGAAGGAAGCACAGAATATAGCGCTACAGCCTCTGTTGCTGCCGACTCTTCTATTCCAGATGCCGCTACATTCAATAGAGCCGTAGATCCTGCACTGACTGTTTCTGGCACTGCTGTGTTCGAAGCACCGGTTGCCCTTAAGGGCGGCATCTTTGGGGCATCACCAATTAAAATCTTTGCCCCTTTGAGATCTATTGGAAGTTCGGGCGAAACCTTTGATATTAAGGGTGGCCAATTTAAAGGAAACCTTCGTGTAACTGGTGCCGTAACAATCACCGGCTCAGGCCCTGCTGATGGTATGGAAATAAATATGGGTTCATTGAAGATGAACTCTAATAATGTTGGCGTTTGTTTACCAAGAATTGAAATGGAAAATAGAAATGCTACCGCTACTCAAAGACCACAGATCTTTTTGGCTAACACACTTGGCGGGACATTTTCTTCTGGTTCTACCTCGAATCAACTACATGCAGGAGAGATAAGCTTTAAGCTGCCCACTAACGAATCTCCATCTGTTGCGGAAGAAGTAGGATCTATTCAGTTTAAAAGAACTGAGAATACGACAGCCAAACAATCGTTTTTTAGATTTGCCCTAAAGACAGTTGCTCCATTATCCGCCTCCAATGGTGTTGTTAGCGGCTCAGACAGGACTCAAGAAATTGCTGTCCTTGGTGATTTTCAAGGAACAGTTTATAAAAACAATTTTGATCAACAAAGAGGTCTTGTTGTTTTCGGAAACGTTGTTCCTAAATCAATCGCCGCAAATAATGCTGATGCAACTGCAATACCAACAGACAACTTTTCCCTCGGAACACCAAGCCTTCGTTGGGGAGATGTGTTTGTTGGAGACGATAGAGAAATAAACTTTGGAGATTCACAAGACGTAAAACTTGGATTCAATTCAACAACAGATGACCTTGAGGTTTCTGGTAAGTATTTGTCTGCCAAAAACAATTTACGAGTGCAAGGTAGTGGCTACATTTCATTTGGAGACACAGACACTGCTAGCGGCTATGGATTTAGAGATAACTCTGGGACCTTACAATTTAAGAATTCTGGTGGTGATTGGGCTGATTTTGGTTCTGGTGGCGCAACTATTGGTGCAGCCGAGGATGGAAATTACAATGATGGACTCTTCCTAGACTTTACAACTGAGACCCCTGTTGGTACACCGATAGACCGTTTTAATGAGTTGTTCTCTGTTCTAGTACCAAATGCGGCACCAGATGTAAGCCAACTTGATTACAACGTTCCTGCTGGTCATGCCATGAAGATTTCTTTTGACACGACAAATGACCCAACAGGATATACACAGCAAGCAGCAACTGCCGGTTTTACTGAACTGGATGTGAACGACCAAGTTACAATCGCATCATCTGGTGCGAATCTTAGACTCGGCGTTTATCAGAAAGATCAAGAGATTACCGGGACGGTTAATTATAATGTTGCTCAGGATATGGAAGGTTCCAATGAGAACCACCCAGCAGATGCTTTTGGTAATGCAGAGGTTGGTTCGCTACAATTGTTTGTTAACGGTGCTTCCGTTCATTCAATTAATCTAGCAGTTGATTTAGGCACAGGCAGCGCCGGTTCAGGTACTGGTATTGCCCTAAATGCAAACGGATCTGGTTTTATCAATCTTTCAGTTGCTGATCCGGCTACAGATGCAAACAATAAAACATTTACAATCTTTAAGCACAGAACCTCAAAAGTTGTGATTGATACCAGAGATCAGAGAAATGGTTGGAACTATGCTCAGGTCAAACACGTAATAGGTGCTAGCACGAAGACAACCAACTTCTTAGAGTGGTTAAACGACGGAGAGGCTTCTGGTAGTGCAATTACATTTACCAACCCTAGAATCTCATCCTTGGGCCTCTCAGGCGATAAGTATTTATCTGGTGTTAAATACCATACTTCTGCTGCTCCAGTTTACAATGCACAGGTTTCAAATTTCTACAGAAACACTTACCCAACAGGGAGTGTAATTACATTCTCATCTACTAACGGATCTGCAACGGCACAAGCCCCTCCAGCAATTGGAGGATCAGAAGATTACACCAAGCAGATTTTATTAACTGCTAGCTTTACAAACTCAACCACAACATATTATGGCACATCATTTACAAATGAAGTGACCGTCACGCATCCGTTTAAATCTCAAACTGGTGTTGGGCCGGCGACTGGTAGTGGAATCCTACTAGACAACACTACGAACAACACAACTAATTTATCTGAAAGGTTTACTAGTGAAGCCTTCCGTCTACCATCTGGTTCTTTTGCAAATCAATCGGCAGTAACATCAGCAACTTGGCACTCTGGGTCTCACATGACTGGTTCGGATCATGCAAATGGGCTATTGGTATTCGCACAAAAAGTACAATCACCAAAGAACACCTCTGGTACTGGGATTACTAATGGTGATTTCACTGGCCCTGGTAATGCTTATGGCGGCCAGCCTGATTACTCTAGCGTGTCCGGGACAAGGACTTACTTCCGAAAAGTACAAAACACATCAGGCGCAACAATTCGAGATCTAAAAATAACAACAACCAAGAGCAGTAGGATTAACAACGACTCGCTTACCACTAATAACGTGCAGATGTTCGTAAAGTTCCCGGATAAAACTGGTTTCTTGGATGTTTCACAAAACTTTGCCTTTGGCAGTTACGCAGAAGGCAATGGTGCTTTGATAAATGGCGCAGATGATAACTCAAACACTAGTGAAACTGTTAGTTCTAATGCTGTACATTGCGTAACTTTTGGCACACAGAGTGTGGCAGATGATGATTATGTCGTTGTTAAGATGATTGCAGATGCAGGCTGGACAGGTACATTTAGCCAAATTGATTTTCAACTTGGAGCATCTGATGTGTCTGCTCCGACAGAAGCCCCAACTCTTGATGACATCGATGCTGATGACCAGGGTACAACTTCTAAATTGTCATTTGGAGCATCTAATGATGTTACTGGATATTCAAACGCTACACGCTCAACGATTGGCAGTTCCAACATAGATTCAAATGGTGTGTATTCTTTTTCTGGAGACCAGCGAGGTGTTATAACATCTTTGAGAGTCATAAACGGTAACTTAAACGAAGATGTCTCAGCCAACAGCCCAAGCTATACTACTAATGCCTTTAAGAATGCTTACACAGGCTCTCTTGTTATTGAGGTGAACGGAAGCGAATTACATACAATACAATTGGCTAGTTCAGTGAGTACAATAAATAGTCAAAACAGTAATGGCACTGGTTTTGTTGCAAATGCGTTAAGTTTCTCTGAGACAACAGATGGTATCCCTGATTACAATAAGAACTATAGGACTGGTACTTACACAATTGGTACGACTGACCAGCGAAACGGATGGAACTATGCTCGTGTAATTCATAGAATTGGTGGATCAGATACGACAACAAATTATGTTGATTGGGTCAATGATGCTTCTAGTTCTGTTGCTATGACTTCTTCATCGGCTGGTTTAGATAACTTCGATCACCTTGATAGGTATTACCAGTCAGGAGTTGGATACTTTGCTAGTAGACCAAGTGCCAGTTTTAAATATATAGCCTCTGAGGTTTACTCAAACGTTTACTCGAATTCTTCAACTGCTGTTTCTTATGGAACAACTACCAATTCTTCTGTTACAAAAATTAACATAAATGGAGATGGTGTTAGTAATTCGGAGGTCTCTGCTGCAACTTCTGCACTACCTGCTTTAAACAATAGTGCTAACTGCGAGGCTGAAGACATACAGGTTACTGGTAGTGTCTTGTTTGATAACCTAACAAGTATCAAAGAGGGTCTTAGCTTATTTACTGCTTATGACGTATCCGTTGCATCAACCGTTGATCACCCAATAAAAACAAACCTTACAACGACAACATATTCAAAAACTGCTTTCATGGTTTACTCTGGCTCTGTTGGTTCAACTAATTTAAACACTAATGAGTATTTTAATACAGAAACCTACAGAATTGTCTCTGGTAATTATGCAAACCAAGCTGCCGTAACTAACAGTGGTAATACCTGGGACTCTTCTAATTCTGTTAATGATAACGAAAATTATGCTGCATATTGTGATGGCATGGTGACTGTGAATGGTTACGCTATCTCTCCACTAAAAATCGGAAACGCTGGAGATACAAGAAACGTTGCAAACGGTGGAACACTACAGGCACCTGTAAACAATCCAAATTATTCATCTCTAACAAAAGCCACCAGAACATTCTACAGGTACTTTAGAAACCAGACTGGTGTATCATCGGCAACGCCAACGCTACAACTTTATGGTGATGCAACAATAGTTGCTAAGTCTGGCGCTTTTTACACAGGCACACCAGGGGCAAACAAATTTATTAATGTAGAAATTAAGATACCGTCTGATCCATCTTTTACTGGTTTAGATGATACATCAACTGCTTGGGGTGATGCTGTTAAGCCATACTCCGCAGGAGTACAGCCCAGCACTGATGGTGTTGGTGTCTATGGTGGTGGTGGATCGGGACTAGATCAGACAGTTGATGCGAACGGAAACAGCTTCCAACTTCAGCTTCAACAGAGACAAATTAGAAATAATCAGTATGTAATTGTAAAAATTACGGCACACAAAGATTGGACAGGATATTTATCTAGGATAAACATCTCTTATTAAGGCAAATAAATGAGTACGGGAAAAACTAACTTAACATCAACGCAATTTGCCGCCAAGAAACTTCTTGGTAAAGCACACACGTCTAACTTAAAGGGAGACGTTAACGAGGCAATTCCATCAAACGTATCAATGCCATCAGATGGTGTTTTTGCGGAGACTATTCCAAACAGCCCTGGTGACACCTTTCTTACTGTACAGAGTGCATCTGCTGGTGGGCCTGCCACTGTTGAGAGAGTATATTTAGATGTTGTCTCACTGTCAGACACAATTTATGATGCTAATGATACAGGCGGTGGTGGAGACGAGGCATCAACAAGTGGTGCTCATGGTTACTACCTCAAACTGCCGTCGGATTACCAAACCACTTCAAACAACCCGCAAAAGGGTTCAGGTGCCTTTGTTAATAGCCAAAGAGTTTATGATACCAGGGGTGCGTTACAATTAGTACCACCTCTTATTTCAAATGCTAGTCCCAACAAATACTTCCTTAAGTTGTACAAGGGTGACCCAACGGATGCAGCCAATGAAATTACAAGCGGTGACACTGTAGATTGGCAGGTCGATTATTACTCCGGTGTTGTTTTCATCCAGGACTATAACTCCTCTACAATACCAGTCACTGCCTCTGCTTACATTTATACAGGAAAATACCTTAACGAAAAATTAACAGACATCTCATCCTCTGCTGGTGGGAATCTAACTATTAAAGATGAAGGCTCAAACATAACAACTGCTGCAACAAGTATTGACTTTGTTGGCGCTGCTGTTGTTGCATCTAATAGTGGCAACGATGTTACCGTGACACTTTCATCTGCAGTTTTCTCCAGAACTGCGGTGACATCGACAATAACGTCATCTGTTAATGATCGAATACTTGGTGTTTCTGCTTCTGCTGCTCTTGACATACGACTACCTGCTGCTTCTGGTTTTTCAAGTGGTGCCAACTTTATAATAAAAGATGAGGCAGGAAATTCAAATAATTTTAACATAACAATCAAGACAACTGGTGCAGACAAAATTGACGGGCAAACGTCAGTTATACTAGAATCACCTTACGCTGCTGTTAATGTTTATACCAATGGTAGTGATAAATTCTTTATTTATTGATAGACTTTGTCACAAAGATTTACTATTTATTAGGAGGTGTACTCTGTCACTGGTTGGCTTGTGCATCTCGTCATAATATTATACTAATGGAGGAAAAAATATATGGCTTATAAATTTCAATTGGGAGCATTCGTTGCTTCCGGTTCAATCACTGCTGAGGATGGTCTCAGCGCTGGTGATGCGAACATAACGAACGTCGCTGACATTGCACTAGATTCTATCTCTGCTGATGGTAACGACATGGAAATCAATTTGACTGATGCTAGAGCAACTGCTTTTGTTATCAAAGAAGGTTCAAACATTTACATGAAACTATCTACTGCTGATGGTAGTGAAGGTGTTGAGGTTCATAAGGATCTCGAAATGCAATCAGGAACTAAGTTCATCATGCCAGATGTTACATCTGGTAAGATCCTTGTTGCTGATGGCACTTCATATGAAGAAGTTGCTATGAGTGGTGATGTTGCTATCGCTTCTAGTGGTGCTACTACTATCCAAGCAAGCGCTGTTGAAGGCTCTATGCTTAACGACAACATCGTTTCTGGACTTGATGACATTGGTGCTGCTATTGTTGCTACTGATGAGTTAATCGTTAGTGACAATGGTACTATTAAGAGAACCGATATTTCTCGTCTCTCTACTTACTTGGCTGATGAAGGTCTTACTGTTGGAAACAACAAGCTTACTCTTGACATTAACAGTCTAGGTGCTTCAAAGACTAGTCTTGCTCAGGCTGACAGTCTTGCTCTTGTTGATTCTGCTGGCGGTGATGTCTCTAAGAAAATCACTTTCTCAAATCTTGAAGATCAAATCTTTGCAAATGTTTCTAGTCAAGCAAGTATTGCTGCTGGTGGTGCATTGTCACTTGCCGCTGCTGCTATTACTGGTCAAACTGCAATGACTGGTGATGTTGCTGATGCTGACGAGTTGATGATTTCTGATGATGGTACCCTTAAGCGTATCGATTTCAGTGTTCTTCGTGATGCTGTTTTTACTGACGTTTCTGGTGATGCTACTGTTGCTGCTGGTGGTGCTTTGACTATTGCTAATGATGCTGTAGAGCAGGCAATGATTGCAGACGATGCTGTTGGTGCAGATCAACTTGCTTCAGATGCTGTTGTTAATGCTTCTGTTGCTTCAAATGCTGCTATCGCTGCTAGCAAGATTGACTTTAACGTTGATCTTGGTGGAAACGTTACTTTCGGTAGTCAGTCTGATGATACTATTTCTACAACTGGTCACCTTACTGTTGGTGGAAACTTGACTGTAAATGGTTCTGTTACTTCTGTTAACTCAACCACAATCAACATTACCAGTTCTTTCACTTTTGAAGGACCTGCTGATGATCACGAGACTGTACTTAGTTCAGGTGCCCCAGGTGCCGATACTACTCTTACATTGCCAACTTTGAGCGCTGGATCTTACTTCCTTCCTGCTTTGGCTGATGCTGCTACTGATGCTTCTGCTGCTGTAACTGCTGCTGAATTTGCACTCCTTGATGGTGCTTCTTCAATCGGTACTACTGCACTTGCTGCTGGTGATGGTTTCTTGCACAATGACAATGGAACTATGAAGCAGACTCAAATCGGTAAGATTGGTGACTTCTTGGCCAGTGATGGTCTCGTTGCTGCTTCTGGTAAGTTGGAAGTTAGTCTTAATGGCCTCGGTGCTTCAAAGACTAGTGTTGCTCAAGCAGACAGTCTTGCACTTGTTGATTCTGCTGGTGGTGATGTTACCAAGAAAATCACTTTCTCAAATCTTGAAGATCAAATCTTCGGAAATGTTAGTGGTGATGCTACTATCGCTGCTGGTGGTGCTTTGACTATCGCTGCTAACGCTGTTGAAGGCTCTATGCTTAATGACAACGTTATTAGCGGACAGACAGATTTCACTGGTACCCTTGCTGATACCGATGAAATGATCTTCTCTGATGCCGGTTCTCTTAAGAGAATGGACATGTCAGTTCTGAAGACATACATGTCTGATGTCGCTGTTCCAGTTCAGAACGTTGCTGCTGCTGGTACTCTTGTTGTTGGAGTTAACTACTTCGCTGACATGAGTGCTGACGGTGAAGATGCTGTAACTCTTCCTGCTTCTCCTGCTATAGGACAATCAGTTAAAGTTAAGGCTCCATCTGACTGCTCTGTTGCACGTTACATTACAATCAACCGTGCTGGTTCTCAACTAATTGATGGCGCTGCCTCAATTCGTCTTGAGTCACCATTTGCTGCTGTTGAATTGGTCTATGTAGCTAGTGATCTTTGGAGAGTATTCTAATCTTCGGATTGGGATTATTTCCTACAAGTTTTACTTGGGCGGACAACCTTCGGGTTGTCCGTTTTTCTTTTTACATTTCTATTTATTAGGTAATCTACGGGAGGATAACCAGATGGGATACAATTATTCAAAAGGTGCTCAAGTAATTGGAGATCTTAAAGCAGCAGATGATGCTGAAAGGAATACGCAAATAGATTTCGGTGAAGACCAGATTGATCTAGAAACAAGTGGCTCATTAAGATTTCAGGTTAAAAACGGTGGTGCAAGCACTTATTACGACCCAACACAGTACGGAAATGATACCGGAATGGGCGAGATTGTAAAGTTTGGAACAGGCACATTGACTGCTGGAAAATTGTATTACCTTAATGGCAGTTCAGCATGGACAGAAGTGGATGCCGATGCTGTGGCATCCGGTGCAGATCAATTGCTAGGAATTGCATTAGGCTCAGACCCTGCCGGTGCAGGTGTTTTAATCCGAGGAATGTTTGATGCCCATAGTTATCTATCAAATTTCTCTGCCGGTAAGGCTGTCTACATTAGCGCAACTGCTGGTGGTATGGATACAACCGCACCAAGCGGCGGAGGAGACTATGTAAGGATCGTTGGTTACTGTACGAACACCTCTAATGTTATCTATTTTAATCCATCAAGTACCTGGATAGAGTTGTAATGCCAGATTTCACAAAAATAATTAACATTAGTCTTGGTAATTTAAGTAAGATACAGGGTATTAGTGCTGATAGCATTGAGAAGGTTGACGGCTTAACACCAGATGGTGGCGGAGATGAAGAGGGAATCGACCAGTATGGTGCTATGGTTGTCATGCAAGGCGTACAAAATCAATCATACCTAGATCAAGTTATCCAAAGCCCTCAATCAGACTTAACATATGAGTACGAAGATGATGGCACGGGCGCTAGCATTTTTAGAATTAGAGCAGACAAATTTCCAAACGGTAATGATGATCAAGTCTATGCACTTCTGACTGCTACTTTACCAAGCATCGCTAGCATCTCAAACGGAACAGACCTTGTTATTAGGTTTGAGGTTGAGAGTAAAGGTGCTTTCTATGGCTTCATGGCTGAGGATGATCTAGAGTCATTCCAATACTCTGATGTTGAAAGAAACTCGGTTCTTTGGCTAGATCAGAGATCAGGAAATAATAAAGGCCAGGTTTACACAACCAATAGGAACCTTATCGGGAATAGTGTTAAATTTCTCGCCGTCAATGCGGTTAGATTCTCAAAAGATGGCAGCGGAAATTTAACTGTCAAATGGCAGACATACAACACTACTCACGGTTATTATGTTGATCGTGTTACAGTTAGTAACAATTCTACTTTCAATTCTAATTTTGACCCTAACCAGCCATTAAGATTTTATGTTTATACTCACAGAGTAGATGCGAATCTAATGAGAAATTTAGTAACAGTAACAGAATAACCACTACGGCGAATAAACTTCCTTTTCTTATCGAGAACACTATTTAATAAAGAAATACGTATTCTCAGGAGACCCATTAATGTCTAGCATGTTAGAACAAGCCATTGTTGATGCTGCCGCTTTGCGCGAAGCAGCACTCAAAAACGCCGAGCAGGCTATCATAGAAAAATATGCTCCACACATCAAAGAGGCCGTAGAGTCCATGCTTGAAGGGGAACCCGTGGCGGAATCCCGTTGTGGGTCTAAAAGAAGACACGAAGAAAAAATAGTTGAGATCATCGAAGACCTCAATCAAGAAGGACAGTATCTTGTTCAAGCCGAAGGCGAGAAGCCTTATCTTGTTAATGAGATGGATCTTCAAGAACTAAACGAAGAAGACATCTTGCAAGAAGAAGAGATGGGAATGGATGCTGGTGCACCTGCTGGTGAAATTGAAGCACCTTTTGCTGGTAATCCATCTATGTCTGCTGATCAATCTGTTGAGTTTTCACTTGATGTTGAAGACCTTGGCGATGGAATGGTTAGTATTGACCTTGATGCTCTTGAGAAAGCAATGAATGTTATGGATGATGCGCCATTAGAAGATGCACTTCCTCGTGATGATGTTGCTGCTGAATTTGGTTCTGATGATCTGGGTAACCTTGACAGCCTTTTGTCCGACACTGATGATACCGTGGACACAGAAGATGCAGAAAAAGACGACATGGATCTTCAATTACAAGAATTACTTGACCTTCTCGGTGAAGATGAAGTACTAGAAGAAAAAATCACTGTTGACTTGGGAGAAGATAAGGATGGAACGTTTCAAACAAATGAAGCCACTTTAGAATATGAACATGCAAAGCAAGAAGCACATGATGCTCACAGTGATAAAGACGAATTAGAAGAAGAGGAAGATGACTCCCTTACAGAAAACCCTGGTGTAGTCTCTGACCTTCACGAAACAGTTTCCGTACTTGCTTCTCAAAATGAGAAACTTGAAAACGTGATATACAGACTTCAAGAACAACTTGAAGCAACTTTGCTATCAAACGCAAAGTTAATTTACAAAAACCGCACTTTAAGCGATGCCTCCTTGAATGAGCGACAAAAAGAAAAAATTGTCGAAGCCATTGCCGCAGCGGAGTCTCCAAAAGAAGCAAAGCAACTTCATGAGACACTCAAAGCAACAGTGGGATCTAACTCCAAAAAGAGAGGTCCACAATCACTAAGCGAGTCAGTCAACCGAAGAGCGAATCTTTCGGCTATGCTTAATTCGAGACAAAACTTAAGCGAGAACAAAAGCGCTGATCCATTTATGGAAAAGATGCAAAAACTCGCAGGCATTAAATAATAATTTATAAGGAGTAAAAAAATGTCTATTGTATCAAAATTGACTGAAGGTATAGTGAGCCGTGACATGAAGAAGGAGGGCGCTGCTCTTCTTTCTAAGTGGGAATCTACTGGTTTACTTGAAGGCCTTCAAAACGACCATGACAAGAACAACATGGCTCGTCTCTTGGAAAACCAAGCAAAAGAACTTCTTCGTGAATCATCTACCATGGCTGGTGGTGATGTTGAAGGTTTCGCTGCTGTTGCTTTCCCAATCGTTCGTCGTGTATTCGCCGGACTTATTGCTAACGATCTTGTTAGCGTTCAGCCGATGAGCCTCCCTTCTGGACTCATCTTCTTCCTTGACTTCACTTTTGGAGTTAACGAAATTGGTGGATCACCTCGTATGGGTAACACTGATGCTCAGTCTATCTACGGTACTGACAGAGTTGGTAAGGACATTCAGCAAGGTGTTAATCTTGTTGATTCTACCACCAAGGGTGGATTCAGTGGACCACTTCGTGATGGTGCTACTGGTTATGCATATGCTTCTCCAAGTGGAAGTTTGAATGCTGTTTTGTCAGCTAATGCTGAGAACACTGCTTTGATTTTCTTGCTTGATGGCGCTGTTTCTGATGCTAACAAGAAAAGAATCAAGTACGATCCAGATCTTCTGGCTAGTACAGATAGCAGCCTAAGAGTTGTTGTTTTGGACATTGATCCAGCAAACATCGTTTCAAACGAAGGTGATGCAGACTTTAACAACCTCTCTGCTTTTATAGGTACCGGTACCGGTCTTAACACTGCGGTTACTGCTATAACAGCTAACACTGCTACTCAAATTCGTCGTCTATCTGATCGTGTTGTAGCAGCAGATGCTGATAACACACCAGCTGATGCCACTAGTGATTCTATCAGATTGGTATACACAATCCCTGAAGCATCTGCAGCCAACCAGGCAGCAACTGCACTGAACGCTGGATTTACTGCTGCTGAATTTACCTTCCCAGTTAAGGATCAGTATGATAATGTAGCTGCCTCTCCTGGTGCTCTTGTTGGAGATCTGTTTGCTCTTGAGAACAGTTCTGACATTCCAGAGATCAACATCAAGGTAGACAGTATCGCAATCACAGCGCAAACCAAGAAGTTGAAGGCCAAGTGGACCCCAGAATTGGGACAAGACTTGAATGCTTACCACAACTTGGATGCCGAGGTTGAGTTGACTTCTATCCTTTCTGAGCAAATTGCTCTTGAAATTGATCGTGAGATTCTTGCTGACCTTGTTAACGGTGCAAAAGCTGGTACCTTCTACTGGTCTCGTTCTCCAGGACTCTTCCTTAATCGTGAGACTGGTGCTGAGATTGGTGCTAACAAAGCTGCTCCAGACTTTACTGGAACTGTTTCTGAATGGTATGAGACCCTCATTGAAACTATCAATGATGTATCTGCTCAAATCCACAGAAAAACCCTTCGTGGTGGTGCTAACTTCGTAGTTTGTTCTCCTGAAGTTGCTAACGTTCTTGAATTCACTGCTGGATTCCGTGCTAACGTTACTGCTGATGCTGACAAAGGCGACATTGGCGCTGTTAACGTTGGTTCTTTGAGCCGTAAGTTTGACGTAATCGTTGATCCTTATTTCCCACGAGCAGTTATTCTTGTTGGGCGTAGAGGTTCTTCTTTCCTTGAAAGCGGTTATGTATATGCACCTTATGTGCCTCTGCAAACTACACCTACCATCTTTGGGCCAGAAGACTTCGTCCCTCGTAAGGGCGTAATGACTCGTTATGCTAAGAAGATGGTTCGTCCGGACATGTACGGTATTGTTGTCGTTCGTGGACTTCTTGGTGAAGAATACACCTAATCCTTGATTAGTTAGTTCTTCCTGAACGGCCCCTGATCGCTTTTGCGATTGGGGGTTTTTCTTTCTTTGAGAACTATTTAAAGCAACTTGGTTTTATTCTCCTTGGGGCGGGGCGGCTGCCACTAGAAAGAATTGCATCGAGGCCGCTGATGTATTTCATTGATTAAAGACAAGTTATTGCAATAATATTTTAATTTATAAGGAGAAATAAAATGGCAAGAAGATTAAGTAGAGGAAGGTTGGCAAATATCAACCAAGCCGGAGAAACTGCAGCACAGACAGCTGGAAATGCTATGAGTGCTTCAATCATTCAACAGTCAAGAACTAGAGATGCTTCATTGTATACAACCGACATTCAAATTGACCTTGGTGCGGGAGTAGCAAGATCTGTTAGCACTGCTGGTAATGCAAACGGTATCGCTAAGGTACTTGGGCAGGTCACTACCGATGGCGCTCAAATTGCATTACTCGACCCAACTTATGGGGTCGTTACTGAAGTGGAACTTGTTTGTGTTGAAACTCCAACAACTGGTGAAGATGCAATCGGTCTTTGGTACGGGTCAGCTGTTTCTGCATCTGGAGACTTGACAAATAAGAACGCAGTTGAGATCATCGCTGCTGCTAACCAATCAGTCGGTGTTGTTTCTTCAGCAGAACTTGATGCAGATGTAGATGGTAAATACCTGTACATGGTTACCACCGGATCTACCGCTGGTACTTATGGTGCTGGTAAGTTCATCCTTCGTCTTTACGGATACGATCTGTTTGGTGGATAAACCTAAGATTAATTAACCGTAATCAGGCAAAAGTCCCATTAATTTGGGACTTTTGTTATTTATAACTATTTATATGTAAATGGAGAATTAAAATGCCACATAGAAGTGCTAGAAGAAAAAACAGAAGAGCAGCTACCCCAAATATTGAGACCGCCCCAGCGCCAAAACCTGCTCCAAAGGCAAAGTCAAGTGCTGCTCAAGCAAAAGCAAAAAAGAAAGCAAGAAAAGCTGCCGCTGCTAAAACGAAAAAGCCGTCCAAAGGATCTGACTCCTCCGATTAAACTGTGTTGTGTGAAAACGATGGCACCTCTGCTGCAACTTTTGTGGCAGGGGTTTTTCTTTTATCTTGAAACTATTTAGTGTTAGCGGAGGAATTCTATTAATGTCATTTCCAACTTTAAAACCAGCATCAACAACAAGTGCTATAATTTTACCTTCAACTGGTAACACAGATGATGTGGTTGCAACTTTAGCAATCAACTTTTATGGTGCCAGTGATTCCTTTGTAACAGGAGCAGCAGCACAAGTTGCTTATACTTACAAAAGATTGGGCGGAGATGTCCTTGATATTGAACTAACGGCAGATAACGTCTACAATCACTATGAAGAGGCTGTTTTAGAGTACTCCTACATTCTTAACCTACACCAGGCTAGAAATGCCTTAGGGAGCGCTCTTGGCGGCGAGACAGGATCTTTTGACCATAAAGGAAACGTGACAGGTACAGACTCGGTATCTCTCAAATATCCTAAGTTTGTTTTTGATTACGCATTCAGAGTAGCAGACAAATTTTCAACTGAATCAGGTATTGGCGGAACTACACCCATCTACTCAGCATCTTTTGATATGGTAGTAGACAAGCAAGACTACGATCTCCAGGCAATTGTTAGTTCTTCTGCTGCAGCTGGTGGAGTGCCATACGCAGATTTTACTGACAACACAAAAGATAAAACGAAAAGAATTAAAATACGCAACATGTATTACGTAAGTCCACATCAAATGTGGAGATTTTATGGTTATTACGGTGGTTTAAATGTTGTTGGCGATATGCAAACATACGGCCAGTATGCAGATGATTCTACATTTCAGGTTATTCCCGTTTGGCAGAACAAAATGCAGGCTATCCAATATGAAGATCATCTGTACACAAGGACTTCTCATTACTCTTATGAGATTACTGATAACAAGGTTAGGATTTATCCGATACCCAACAGTACATCACCAGAACAATTCTGGTTTAGATTCTCTATTGAAGATAATAATGCATTTGCAACTGGTTCTTATGACTCTGGTGTCGATGGAATTAACAACATGAACACACTACCAATGGAGAATATTCCTTTTAAAAGCATTAACTCAATTGGGCAGCAATGGATCAGACGTTTCTCTCTTGCTTTGTCTAAAGAAACTCTTGGTCAAATCCGAGGGAAGTTTGGAAACTCTGTTCCAATCCCTGGTGATAACGTAACCCTTAATGCTAATGAACTTTTAACTCAAGCAAAAGAAGAACAAAACACTCTTCGTGAGGAACTTAACAAGCAACTCGATGAGATGCTTTACGCTAAACTTGCCGAGACAGACAAAGGCATGATTGACAATACCAACGCTATGGTCGCCAATACCCCACTTAAAATTTTCGTAGGATAACATAATGAAGTTTAATGACAGCACTTGGAGAAAGTTTCTCCTAGAATCAAAACAACAGGTTACAGAGGCCACAGAAGAAGAGATTGAGTATCTCGGAGACCTCCTTGAGATGCCTCCGTCTGCCTTGCCGTTTGATGATTTCTTCAATGGTAAGTATCGCACGGCCCAAACTTTTAGTGCTACAGAATCCACCGGTATTCTTGCCGACTTGGAGAAGTGGTTCGGTAGAGCCGGTTGGACTATCTATCTTGACGAATCAGGTAAAAAACCTGTTCTTAAGGCAACTAAAGTTGTCGAGAAGGAATACAAGGATAAAGAAGGTAACAGAAGACAGGTCTCAAAGACAATTGATCTAAAGTTATCAAAAATCGGCTCTCGCATAATTTCCTTTATTAACAACTGGGAAAACTGGAAAGAAGGAGTCACAGGTGTCTGGGACCTTGCTAACGAATACACCGACAAACTCGGAGAACTTACAGTAGACGAAGATGGAGAAAGACCAGGTTTTGAGGAAGTCGCGGGAGAATATATCCCAAGAATAGCAAAGGCCTCAAAACGCGCTGCAAAACTTATTGCTTCATTTAAGGAATTGTTTGGAAAAGGAAACTATGATAATTGGGATAGTGATGCAGCGGAAGCCTATCGCCATTCAAAACTCGGATCACTCAATAAAAGTCATGGAAATTATTTTGAAACAACCCTCGCCCCACCGGCTAAAAAAGTTGCTGACTTTCTTTTGGATGGAAGCAAATTGGATGACCTAACCAGAAACATTGATAACTACAAGTTGCAGAACTACATTATTTATTCCAGACACCCAATCGATGTCTATCGTATGTCTGACTTTCGTGGTTTAGACTCTTGTCACTCATTACCTTCTCGTAAGGGAACAGCGGGATTTGACGAATACAACGTCTGTGCTTTGGCTGAGGCTCACGGTAATGGTCTTATTTCCTATGTTGTGACCGAAGAAAGCATTAGAGAATTTGTCGGAGCAGAAGAAGGACAAGAAATAACCCCAGAGATGATTAGAGAGAAACTTGACCTACACGAACTACCAGAAGCGGGAGATGGAGAAATCTTTGCAGACGAAGAAAGGGGCGTTGAAGGTATGGTTCCTGTGTCAAGAGTGAGAATTAAGCACGTATCATACAATAGTAACGGCGATGATAACCCGATCAGACTTCTTGTTCCTCAAGGAAACGTTTATGGACAAAAAGTTCCTGGTCTTGTGGATCACCTTTACAACACCACAGTGGAAGCACAAAAAGAAAAGATTGAGGCCATTGCTGAGGCGGAACTCACAACCTCCGATAATGTTAGCATGTATTCCTTTACTCGTTATGGTGGTTCATACCAAGATGGGGGCGCTAGAGTTAAAGATGCTTTACCAAGAATGTTTAACATTGCATTTCCTGACGTTGAGATTAACTTTATCGGTTCAGTAAACTATGACAATGACATGGAGAGGGAATTAGCCGCTGAGGCAGGATTTATGAACGAAGCAGCGGTTGAAGAAATTATCCAACAGACAATTGAAAATCTCGGCCTTTCATCCAACATCGATGTTAATTATGAAGTTGAACGATGGGATGACACTTTCAACATCAGTATTGGCGCTACTGTTGAATTTCGTTTTGAATTTCCAAGAGAAACCGGCATGACTTACGCTGAAGCATCATCTGTTAATGATCTAATCGATAGCAAACTTGATAACTTTGGTGAATTGCTGGGTCAGCGAGAAAGTCTAGTTGATAATGTTACAACAACATACATTGAGGACCCAAGATTTTCAGGCTACAAAGTATTGATAGATATCAATAGTGATTTCTTGTCTGAGATAATTGGGGGTTATTGGCAGTATGAAGAGATAGAGTATCAACTTGAGCAAGTTTTTGCCGGTGACGGGTCGAGTTATGGAGTTGGGCTTGGATTTAACCACCTTGCAACACGAGGTGGTGCAATGCATCAGATTATCGAGAAGGCACTTCAAGCAGACGATCTTCTACCTGGCGGTAACGAATACGTCTTTGGCGAAGCAGCCGAGAACCAATTCTGGAACAAAAATGTTAATGGAGATTTTGAAATTGATTTTGAAGAGTACCATGACGATGAAACCGGTGAACCGATGTCCTCTGGTTACAGAATCAAGGGTGTAACCGAGTATCAAAAAGACGAAGAGGAAGGTATCAAGATTGCTGCATTTCTTAAGCATGCATACGCAAATGAATCTGCAAGAGGTCTTGTGCGAAATGTTGTGTATGATGCACTTGGAGGTGAGGTTGCACTGAGAATTCCAGTGGACAAAATGAGAATTTACTTTCAATTAGAAGACGAAGACGAAGATCAGTTTGTATACCAACTTGGCTGGTATGCTAATGAGTATGACTTTGAGAAGAAATCAGAAATTAAAGATCACCTTGATTCAATAGCAGAGGAAGCCTACTTTGAGGGAATCAATGACCATCTTGTAGATTACATTGATAACAACATTCCTCTTGAAAAACTAGGCATCGCAGATGTTATCGCCCAGGCCGACCAGGACCTCGGACAAACACCATCACAGGTTTCCTTTGATGACCCAGAGCCTGAGCAGGGAGTGACTGAATCAAAAAGAAGAGTTAAACTAAGAATTTTAAGAGGGTAATAAATGTCCAACGAATGGGAACAACCGGCATCGCCACCACCTCCACTATTTCTTGGAGAAAAAGAAAAGAATCTTGTAAAGCAAATCAACGATGAAATTATCGAACGAGTTGTTGGTCAACAGGTCCTTTACTTCCCAATCGACATTGAGCATACAAACTATCACCCAATCTATGGAGAGGCAATACAAAAAACGTTCCTTCATCCTGTACGTGTTCATGCGCTTGTTGAGTACCAAGGAGTTGAAACCTCTGACATGAGTGGTATTGCAATTGATAAATCAACAAAGATTAAAGTGAACTTCCACAAGAGAAGACTCACAGAAGACCAGAACCTATTTGTGCGAGAAGGTGACTTTGTTAGATACGGTAGTATTTACTATGAGATCGTAAAACTCAACGAACCCAAGCTTTTGTTTGGGCAAGTAGAAGCACCACGCTTTGAGATACAAGCAGAGTGCATTAGAGCAAGGGACGGATTATTTAATGCCCAGTGAAAGCGTAGAAACATTTGAACCATCAAGCCTAGAGACAATTGACTCTGCCATCTACTATTATCTTGATGAAGTACTCAATCTTTCATGTACAACAAACGATGGCTTTAAAAAGGTACCAATCGTATGGCACGGATCAGAGAGACCTTATCAAATTAAGAACAACAAAGAACTTAGAGACTCTGTTGGAAAACTTAAGCTTCCCCTTATGTCAGTACACAGAGCATCAGTATCTAGAGAGGACACATTTAAAGGTGGTTTTCAAGCGACAATTGGAGAAGTCAACGATTATCGTGGCGGAACTGTTGCAACTACAAGGATTATTAAGCAAGACAAGACAAGAAACTTTGCCAACGCTGATCGTTTAAGACAATCAGGTCGCGGAGACGAAACAGGGAGAGGAGATAATTCAAAGATAGTTTATGAAACGATCACTGTTCCAGTACCAACATACATAACATGCATGTACGAAGTTAAGATAAAGACAGAATACCAACAGCAGATGAATGAATTATTACCTGGTTTTGTTTTTGATACCAAGAACAGCTTTCTTGCTGAGTATGATGGTCACCGTTACGAAGCGTTTATTCAAGACAACTACAACACCAATAACGTCACTGATCTTGGTGTTGAAGAGCGAGTGTTTGAAGCCACAATTAATCTTAAGGTACTTGGTTATCTTGTGTCCGAGGGACCTAACAGAGACCGCCCAAAGATCACAAGAAGAGAGAATCAAGTTCAAGTAAGAATCACAAGAGAAAGAGTGATACTTGGCGATACAAGGCCATGGGCTAATGATGATGGAAAGTATAGGCCTTAAATGCGTTTCGTAGTTGAAGAAACTATTTACTTTGAATGTATTAATGCATAAGGAGAATTTTAATGCCTAGAAGATTTGATTTTATTTCACCTGGTGTTCAACTGAGAGAAGTTGATCAATCGCAGATTACCCCGACTCCCGAAGAAGATGGACTCCTTCTTATTGGTAGAGCACCGATGGGACCAGCGATGCAGCCTGTTATTGTTAGAAACTTTGCAGATTTTAGAGAAACCTTTGGGGACCCTGTTTCTGGTCAAAGCCCTTCATCAGATCCTTGGAGGGGAGGAAACTACGCAACTCCAATGTACGCAATGTATGCTGCACAGGCTTATCTATCTGCTGATATTGGACCAGTTAAATTTGTTAGACTTCTAGGTGAAAAGTCACCGGATGCCAGCACTGATGCTGGAGAAGCAGGTTGGAAGATCGCTGATGGACCAAGCGCAACACCAGCTAGTAACAAGTCTGCTTATGGACTTTTTATTAGCCCATCTGGTACAATGACCGGTAATCACACAGGGTCGTTAGCTGCTGTGTTTTATATTGATGGAGATGCCACTGGTGTTCAGCTTTGTGGTACTCCCGTTGACACTGTAACCGCTCCTGCGACTGCTGTAACTGCTTCTGGTCAGTTTGTAGAGTCTATCTCTACGGCTGCAAAGGCTAGTACCTTTAAGGTTAGGGTTGGTTCTGAAAACTTTGTTGTAAATTTTGACCCAACAGATACCAGTAACTACATCAGAAAGGCACTGAACACAAACCCACAAAAAATTAATAACAATGCAAACTTTGGTTTGACCGATGTTGATTATTTCCTGGGTGAGACTTTCGAGCAATCAGTTGTCGAGCATGTAAATGATTTCAACAATAACCCTGGTCAGCAATATGGTATTATCCTCGCACTTCAGTCTGGTTCAAATGCAAATAATAACTGGGGATACAATCGAGGTAACGCACAAGTTGCAAGAACTCCTTGGTTTATTGATCAGAAGCCAAATCAACAACAACTATTTAGATTTGCTGCTTTAAGTGAAGGCGTTGAGATTCAAAAGAAATACAAGATTGCAATTGCAGACCTTAACATCGGAGATGCAGAAAACCCACCATCTTTCACCGTTAACGTTATTAATAATGCCGGACAGAGAGTAGAAGCTTTCACTGGCTGTACCCTTAGGCCAGGTGATGCAAACTATGTCGCTAAAGTAATTGGTAACGAAAGACTTGAATGGGATTCTGTCGAGAAGAGATTCAACACCCTAGGTCTTTATGAAAACAGATCAGATTATATTAGAATTGAAATGGCATCAGTAGTTGAAAACGGCCTTCTTAATAATGCTCAGGCACTACCTGTTGGATATGCTGGTCCGCTGCGACCACTAGGGCTTACACTAATCTCTGGTTCGACTTATGTTGCTAAGCTTGGTACCGGTGCTGCTGCTGTAGGTGGAACCCCAGAAACTCATAGTTTTGTAACTGGTGGTGTGAACATGCCAGGGTTTAAATTGGCTGCGGTTGATGCTAGTGATGTTTTCTTTGCTCCTATTACTGCTCCAGCCTTATCTGCTTCATTCAGGTTCCCTGCTTTGCAAACAACTAATGCAGGCTTTGCAAGAAATTCTGCCCCTTATGATAAAGATTATCTCTTTGGTATCGATCATAGAAGAACTTCAACTGAATCTGGACAAGATGATAGTTACTTTGATATTGTTAGAGAATTGCCTGGTGGGTTTACTCAACAGTTAAGCGAAGGGGGAACACCTCCTGATGGAATGGAATACTCATTCACGTTCACTCTTGATGATCTTAGAAAAGAAACTAATCAAAGAAGATTTTTCTTTGAAGAAGGATCATTTGCTGCCGGAACCTCTGTTGCCGGAACTCCTGGTAATACCATATCAACTCTTTTGACTAGTTCGACCGATGGTGGTGTAAGACAGTTTGTTGCTCCACTTCTTGGTGGGCGTGATGGTCTTGACATCTTTGAGGCTGATCCATTCGACAATACAAACATTGGTTCTGATGAGACCACATCTTACGAAAGAGCGACTCTTGAGAAGGCACTTGATATAGTTTCTAATTCAGAGTATGTTACGTTTGATCTTCTTTCTGTACCTGGTGTTACTGATACCGCTATTACTGACCGTGTTTTATCAAACGCTGCAGAACGTGCTGATCACCTTGCAATTGTTGACCTTGAAGGAGGTTATGTTCCAGGGCATGATGGTGGCAACGGTGTTGCTGCTGCTGGTTCTGTTGAAAGCACTGTAAACAATTTATCAGCAAGATTCCTTGATAATTCTTATGCCACTGCTTACTATCCTTGGGTTAGACTTGCAGACACAGTATCAAGTGCCAATCCATTACTTCTAGTCCCACCATCGGTTGCCGGTATTGGTGCACTAGCTGCATCTGAGGCTGTCTCTCAGCCATGGTTTGCCCCTGCTGGGTTTAATCGTGGTGGTTTGAATCCTCTTGGTGGGCCAAATGGACCTCGCGTAACTAATACTTGGCGTAGTCTAACTAAAGGTCTTCGTGATGATCTTTATGCTGCAAGAGTTAATCCAATTGCTAACTTTACTGCTGCCGGTGGTATTGTTGTGTTCGGACAAAAGACACTTCAGCTTCAGCAGTCTGCTCTTGATCGCATCAACGTTCGTCGATTGATGGTATTCATCAAGAAGCGCATCGGTGCTGTGGCTCGAGACCTCTTGTTTGATCAAGCAGTTGACGTAACCTTTAACCGCTTCAAGTCGCGCTCAAGTAGAATCCTACAAAGCGTTAAGTCTAACTTTGGTATCACCGAGTTCAAGATTGTTCTTGACGAGACCACAACCACACCTGACCTGATTGATCAGAACATTATGTATGCTCAGATCTTCATCAAGCCTGCTCGTGCTATTGAATTCATTGCTATTGATTTTGTAGTCTCTAGAAGCGGTGTAGAATTCGAGTAAACACTAATTAATTTTGAAGGAGTTATAAAATTATGGGTTTTTGGAAAGAAAATGACGTTGAGCCGAAAAGACTATTTAGGTTCAAAATTCAACTAGATTCAGCAGACGGTGCTTCAACTAGTGGTGGCGCTATGTGGTGGGGGAAGTCTGTAAAGATTCCAACATTTACTTCAAGTCCTGTAGAACATCAGTATCTTGATAACACTTACAAGTTTCCTGGAAAAGTTAAATGGCAAGACATTACTTTAACCATGGTAGATCCAAGTAACCCAGATGCTGTTTCACAGGTAATGAACCTGCTTGAGCAGAGCGGCTTCAGGGTAAAAGATAACGGTCAGTTTGACACTATCTCTAAAGTTAAAAGCACTGATGAGGCTATTAGTAGCCTTGTAATCACTGTTATTGATGCAGACGGTAATGACATTGAAAGATGGACAGTTAAGCACCCAATGATTGTTGATGCTGACCTTTCAACTTTCAACTACGATTCTGATGATCTTCGCGAAATCTCAATGACGATTGCTTACGATTGGGCTGAGTGTGACATCTTGGCTGGTAATAGAGGCGCTACTGCTCGTTCTTACATTCAATAAGGTGATGGATGGCTTTCTGGAAAGACAATACAACTGATCCAAAAAGACAGTTTCGTTTTAAGATCGATGGCAATGAAATTTGGTGGTGGGCTAAGTCTATTGACAAGCCCACTGTCGAAGTTTCTAGCAACTCCTATCAGTTAATCAACCATAAGTTTAACTTTCCTGGGGTTGTAACCTGGCAGCCAATTACAATTACCGTTGTTGACGACTCAGTGAGAACTGGAGAGATTTACAAGTACCTAACAAACTCTGGGTACAATAATCCTGGCTTTGGTGGTGAAGCTGTTCCTAACGTAGACGGTATCAAGAAAGAAGGATTTAATGGCAGTGATGACATTATCTTCTATCAACTTGGACCAGATGGCGAGGCATTGGAAGTTTGGACTTTACACAACAGTATAATAACAAACATTGACTTTGGGAAATTAGACTATTCTTCAGACGAACTAGTCCAGCTAACAATACAAATTACATACGACTTTGCTGCACTTGATGATAGTGCCGGTAGAGCAGCGACAAGGGCTTCCCTTGTTGCAAATACCATAAACTAATGAGGTGAAAATTGGGAAGAAATAATTCAAGCCGACTTGGAAAAACCAGCCCGGCAACAACAGATGCTCCACCGATGAGCCTGTTAGATTTTGTCGCTCCAACAGAACTTGTTGACATACCTTCAAAGGGTAAGCATTACGCTAAAGGCCATCCATTACATGGAAAGGACTCGATTGAGATTCGCTTCATGACTGCAAAGGATGAGGACATTTTAACAAATCGGTCACTTATTGCGAAGGGCATTGTTCTTGACCGCTTCTTGCAAAACATTATCATTGATGATTCAATTAACGTTGATGAACTTTTAATTGGTGATAAGAATGCTTTATTAATTGCAGCAAGAGCAACAGCTTATGGAGCAGGCTATGATGCCTCTGTAAAGTGTCGAGAATGCTCTGTAACGAACGAAATGGTGTTTAACCTAACCAAGCCTAGGCTTATCGCTACACGGCTTTCTGAGGCCCTTAACATAGCCGAGAATGAAGATGGAACATTTAGTACAACGCTACCTCTTTGTAAGTTCAGTGTACAATTCAGATTGTTGACAAACAAAGATGAAACTTACCTGGCAAAATACATTATGGACAATGTTGAGAGCGAGAGTTTAAGTGCAACGCTTGAACAGATTAAATTAATTGCGATTAAAATTGAAGACTCCGAGGATACAGAATTAATCCACAGAGTCCTAGAAAACATCACCGCTGCTGATGCCCGGCATCTAAAGTTGTGTCTTGAGGCTGCTACTCCTAACATTGAGATAAAGCAAGAAATGAAATGCAAAAGCTGTGGACACACAGAGGAGGTAGAGATCCCGTTCGGGATCGACTTTTTTTGGCCTCAACGATGAGTACATGGAAGCGGTGTATGAACAGTTCTTTATTCTTAAGCATCACGGAGGCTGGAGTCTTACCGAGGCTTACAATTTACCCATAGGCCTTCGTAAGTGGTTTATAGAGCGCCTTAAGAAGCAATTCGAAGAAGAGGCTAAAGAAATAGAAAAGGCTCGTGGAAAGTCAAGATAAGACTTCCATGGGCATTTCTAATTTTTGACTATTTAATAAGAGACGGAGGGATTCGCGTGATCCGTATTGATTTTACAAACAAAGAGGTTCTTCAGGAATCTTTTATGAAGATGTGGGGTTTCTGGAACAAGAAACTTCTCAAATACATTTATGGTAAAGATGCCAACGTTGTTGCCAATCTTAATGAAGAAGACGGAGAGGACGTTAAGTTTGTCATCCGTGGAGAGTATGAAGACGTAAAGGCTTATGCTCGAGCGTTGAATCTTGAAAAAGAATACCTTGAATCTTATGTTGCTCGTGGCAAAGATGACGAGGGCACAAAGGCAATCAAAGCCGAACTTGATGCAGCCGCCGCAGACTTCACTCAGAAGACAAATCTGCCATGGCCTTTCAGAGATTGAGGGGACCTGAATGTCAAATGAAGAATCTAAAGAATTAATTAAACTTCTCAAAGAACAAAAAGCAGAACGAGAAGCCAATAAAGACCTAGCCAAAGATCAGCTTCAATTAGAGGTTGACCTTGCAAGGGCACAAGCAGAGGCTGCAAGTACTCTTAGTGACTTTACTAGTACAAGAGAAGCGCAAATTCGTCTTCTAGAATCTGAGATAAGATTGAATGCTGAAAATGCTGGTGAAGCCAAAAAGTTTATTGAAGCACTCAAGCAAGGCAACATAGCCTTAACAGAGCAAAATGATCTTTTAAACTCTCTATCACCAGCAGCTAGAAAAATTGCTGATAGATTTCAGGAACTTAATAACTTATCTAATGCTCAGAATAAATACGGTAAAGAACAAAAGCAATTACTTGGAGACATTGCTGGTTCAATGGGAATCAGTACAATGGCAAGTAGTGGCTTTCTTGCTAACATTGTAAAGGTAGGTAAGTCACTAAAAGAAGGCGGAGAACCAGCAGCCGCTGCTTTTGCTGAGAACTTTAGAGATGTTTTTAACACAACAAACCTGACTCTTAGTATTATAACAAAGATAGCAGAAGCAACTGCTATGCTCGTTTTAGAGGCTGATAAGGCCGGCGCTGCATTAGCAACTGCGACAGGTACTGGTAGAGAACTATCCAGTGTTATGGTTGATGCACAAGATGCTGGAAACCTTTTGGGCATTCGATTGGATAATGCCGGTAAAGCAACAGGGGAATTGTTTTCTCAAACAACAAACTTTGTCAATGTCTCAAAAGCTGCACAAACCAGCATGGTGCTTCAAGCATCTTTGCTAGGAAAAATTGGTATCAACGGACAGATGGCTTCAGAGACATTTCAGTTCTTAAACATGAACCTTGGAATGACAGCCGCCCAAGCACAGAATGTAGCCGGCGAATTGGCAATGATGGGTACCGAACTTGGTATTACAGCAGAACAGATGACATCAGACTTTAATCAGTCTCTTGGTACGCTTGCTGTGTATGGCCCACGTTCGATGCAGGTCTTTAAGGGCCTCGCTAGTGCCGCTAAACTGGCGGGAGTTGAGGTTTCAACCCTTCTAGGTATTGCCAAGAAATTCGACACCTTCCAGGGCGCAGCAGAAGGCGCAGCAAAGTTTAATGCTCTTCTTGGTACTCAATTGTCAACAACCGAAATGTTGATGATGTCCGAGGACGAAAGAATTGAGACACTGATAAGACAAACTCAAGCGCAAGGCGTTGCATTCAAAGACATGGACAAGTTCAGCCAGTTGGCTTTGGCTTCAGCCGCAGGCATTGAGGACATAAACGAAGCACAAAGAATCTTTGGTATGAACATGGGGCAATACCAACAGTATCGTTCAGAGATGGAAAGAAGCGCCGATGCTCAGAACAAACTTGAAAAAGCAGTTCGAGACACCATGGAGATCCAAGACAAATTTAAAGTGCTAGCCGCTGAATTTGCTGTAATGGTAACGCCAATACTTGAAGGGGTTCATGGTGCATTAGACGGCGTTATGAGTTTCATGAAGCAATTTGATGATGATACACGAGAATCATTTATGAAAATTGTTGGCACCATTGGTACACTTGGTATCGCTCTTAAAGTTATTGGGCCGATTATTTCTGTTATTGGCGGTGGCTTTGGGACTCTCACTAGTATTATTACTGGTGCTGGAGTTGCCGGCGGAGTTGCTACTGGTGGTGGTTTAGTTGCCGGCATTGGAGCGCTAGCCACAGCAATTGCCCCATTGACTCCTTTACTGCTTGGCCTTGGTGCTGCTGCGGCTGGAGTGATGGCCTTATCTAACATAAACTTTAGTGCTAACACCGCTGAACTTGATGGCGTTGATGCACAATTGGCAAGACTTGGTGCATCTAGCGAGGTAATGGTTCAGGGAAGAGCGGTTGTAGATAATTTAACAAGATTGTCCACTGGAGCCTCAGCAGGGATGACAGCAGCAGCTGCAGCAGGAAGCGCAGTTAATGTTGTTGCTGAGATACCAAACATGTTCGCAGGACAATCAGTAAAGTTAGTTCTTTCTAACGGCAGAGAACTTGATGCTTATTTTGCAGAGGTGGCTAACGGATGACATTTTATCAAGGTACAATACCAGCAGGCTATGCCAAAACAACGGGCGCGATCCTTGAATTCGAATCAATGATCTCAGCAGGTCTTATAGTTCAGTTTCCGGCCTATCTTAACAATTTCACACAGAACTTTAATTCAACCTGGAACGCAGAACAAGTCTATGGTCGCAACGATGACATTGCAACTTTCCAAGGGACTAAAAGGTCTTACTCTATTTCTTGGTCTCTACCGGCTAAAAACTTAGATGAGGCACAAGCCAATCTCGGTAACTGTGGAGAGTTGGTAAAAATGTTATACCCTCAGTACAATACCGATAGAACACAACTGGGTGGTGGAGTGGTGTCTCAAAATGCGCTGAGTATCTCTAAGTCTCCTCTTATTAGATTAAAATTTGCCAACCTAGTTATTAACTCTGTTGACAATAAGTCGGGCTTACTTGGGTATATCACGAGCCTTAATTGGACTCCTGTATTGGACATGGGAATGTTTGCATCAAATGGAGAATTTTATCCAAAAGTAATCGAACTTTCTATTGACTTCAATGTCTTACACGAGCATCAATTAGGCTTCAGCACAAATACAACAGAAGAAGATTTCGGTGGCGCAGTTGGGTTCCCATTTAAAGGTAAATAACAATGAGCAGATTTAATTCTAGAGTAAAAGCAATTAATGACAATGAAATGTACGAGAATGCACTTGAAAAACGAGGAGTTAAGCAAGTCGTTCAGTACACAACAGAGGAATTAATCTACCCAGACGAGGAAGACAAAAAAAGAATCAACGTGGCCAAGCATGCTTGGACTTCAGGTGATAAGTTCTGGAAACTTGCTCTTCAATACTATGGAGATCAATCTCTCTGGTACATCATCGCTCAGTGGAATCAAACACCAACAGAGGGGCACTTGATGCCAGGAGACATTATTGAGATCCCAACCAACCTTAATGTTGTATTGGGAGCATTTGAATAATGGCTGAAACAATTAGATTAAATAATCTTGACAACGAATTTCAATTCAATGCTGAAGCAAATGCACTAGATGTAATTGATCAACACTTGCGAGCAATTGCAGGAAGAATAAGAAGTATAGCAAACGCTACCACTGAAAAGGACATAGAAGAGCAATTAAAAAGTATAGATGAATTAGATAATGGCACTTACTTGTTGAGGCAATTACTTCAAAATGTCCAACCCTCTTCCAATACCTATGAACTTGAATATGTGAATCTTGAGGTTTTTGGAGAAGATGAAACAGGTGTCGCTACTAGGCGAGGGGTAGATCTCGAGGGTGGCATTCTTGGTAGTTTAACTTTTCCCGCTGATCAAGTTATATTAATAAAGAAAAAGATAGTAGCATACGGACTTAAAACTGATATTTTTGACGTACCCTTGATTAGGTCACTTAGACAAGATTATACATTTAGTGATTTTGATTTTGCTGTAACTGCACTTGTAAAACAAAAATTACTAAACAAAGACCCAGTTAGGATATTTAATCTTAAAGGTCCAGAGGGTGAAATTAGCGAGGGTGTTTTCGAAACACTTGGGCTAACCGACCCAGACGACTTCCCAGATACCTCTTTAGATAATGATCTAAACGAAGAATTTATAGAGCAATACATAAGAGACTCACTTGTCAATAGTGAAGTTTTGGTAGACCCAAGAGATACTGCTGATGGTTTTTTAGGTGGATTATCAAATTTTTTTGATCTATACCCCGGTACTATAAATTTTAAGACAAGAATTGAAAATGATTACTTTTTATTCATAGAGAATGTTATTGAAGACGATGAAGACGTTTTATTTGTCCAGAATCAAAGTTCTTTACTACAAAAATTTAACGCTGAAAGAGATAGATCTGTAAACTCTGAGATGACACTAGTGGGAGAGAAGATTGATCTGATTAACTCAGGTTTATATTCATTAGCGGCCAGGTTTATTGAGAATGCGAGAAGAGAGCAAATTGTAGAGGACAGAAGAGACCTTAATGAATTAGATCCCGCATCAGATGAATTTAGCGATGCCGTCGATCAAATAGAAAAAAGAGCAATCGCAGAACTACTTGATACACCTCTGGGTGAAGATGTTACAACACTTGACGAAGAAGACATCAAGAACCGCCAGCGATTCTTCAAGCAGTGCGCCTTGATGATGAACATGCCAAGGCTTTCCAGTGCCTTCGTAAAAATAATACAGGATAGAAGAACAAAGAAAGCCGATAACAGGCAAAACACCACAGGCCCCACAAGCAACACTTGTAACAGCCTCACTGATCAGTTTAACAATCTACCTTTTGATGGTAGACTGTACATGGTCTCAAACACCGATGACCAATCGGCAACTTTAAGTAAGATGCTCAACTCAGATGTTGCAAAAGAATTGTTCAACATACCTCCTGCCGTTTTGTCGTCGCTTGTTCCAAAAATTAGATTGTATCGTGTGGAAAGCACAGATGAAGGTACTCAAAAAACAGAATTCGTATTCGACTCAACAGAGGACATAGATCGCGAAAGAAACTTTACTGGTCCGTCTACAAAATTCCTTGACATGCAGTTTGACAAAGGGTCTGGTGTCGGTTTAAAAAACTTCTCATTTGAATTTAATGGCACAAACCCAGCAGAGTCCAGAAAAGACATTAAGGCCAGCTTAACGATGCATTTTCAATCGTTTGGAGACTTTATTGCTGAGAGAAAAAGCTACAATGGCCAGACTTATAGATTTGTTGATCTTGTGTTGCATCCCCCGAAGGAAGACAAAAGCATAATTTACAGAAACCAATACAGTCCATCTTATTATAGAATTATGGCTGAAGTTGGTTATCACATCCCTAGCGCTAGTGAACTGCAAGACATGTTTCCATCATACGGGCCAGGGGCAAATAGACTAGTAGAATCTCTTGAGAGAACCAATAAGGCCTTTTATCTCTGCATGATTGATCATGACTTTCAGATAAATACCGATGGAACAGTAGATCTTACAATTAGTTATGGCGCTTATGTTGAAACAATCCTGAAAACACATCAGTATGATGCACTGGCTACTCCTGAGATTGTTGAGCAAAGAAAGCAAAATCTATTAAATTACATTGATGTCGTTAATAGCAAACAATGCTCACAAGATCAATTGCAAAGAATCTTGGCTGGTCTTGATGCACAAGAAGATGTTATAAGACAGCGTGCATTAAAGTCAATCATCCAAAGATTAATTGAGAGGAACAAGATTTTTGTTTGTGAGATTTCACAAGCGCAAGCCGTATCTTTCAGGACTAGCGGATTCTTTAAAGACAAGCCGGTGTTAAAAGGGCTTAAATCGCAACAAAAAGAAGTAACCACAGAGGATGCTATTAAACAAGGGCAAGAGACCGGTGTAACAAAAACTATTTTAAGTCAAGTTTACTTACCTGAGGATTACAATTACAATTCGCCACAAGATAACACCATTCAGTATTTTTACTTTGGTGATTTATTGCACACAATCCTTGACACCATGTACAAGATTGATAGCCCCTCAAGTTTGAGAGAAGAAGTTGAGAATTGCAAGTTCATCCTTGGTAGTTTTGACTTTGGTGGTGTATACAACGGTGGAGGGAACTCAAATTCTACCGTTAACATTGCGCAAATACCTATTTCTGTAGAATATTTTGCTGACTGGTTTCAAAATAATGTTCTTAAGAAAGGTGAGACCAGAAAATCATTTCCGGTTGTAACGTTTATCAGGAACCTATCAAGCAATCTGCTTCAGCAATCATTACTTGAGAGTTGTGTTAATAGAAGAATTGATAAGAACTTTAGTTTTCAAACAGGTCAACTTACAGCATACAACAAAGGTGGTGATCCTCTACGGTCAATACATGATGATGTTAGTTCCGTACCGGTTATTGAGATCGATACTCACCGGAGTAAAGGTACTGAAATTTTTCCATTTAAGGGAGATACCACATCTGAGATGAAAGACATTGGTAACTATCACAATTATATGTATCTTGGTGTTCTTGGCAGTTCCTTATCGACAAAAGGTAATGGAAACTATGCAACAGACAATAATAATGGAATGTACCACATTGAGATTGGGAACAATAAAGGTATTGTAAAATCAGTTAGTTTTGCCAAGACAGACATGCAGTTTGTTCGTGAAGCTAGGTTTTTCCAACAAGGTATCGATGGACTACTTCAGCTTTCAACTGTCTATAAGGTAACAATTGAAATGTTTGGTAACACAATCTTCTATCCAGGTATGGATTTGTTTCTCAATCCTTATGGGATTGGCGGGGACAAACTGGGTTCGCCTACCCAAGGCGGGGTCGGAGGTAGTCAAACACGATCTCTGGCTAATAAACTGGGTCTTGGAGGGTATCATACTGTCACAAGTGTTAGATCTTCAATTGGGGTTGGAGGGTTTAGTACGACCATCGAGGCTCAGATGTATTACTCAGGGGATGGGTCCACGGCCTATGTCCAAAACGGAAAAGCAACAGGAACAGCGGTCAAGAACCTCACCGGGTCACTACCCCCAGCCAAGTCAACAAAAGGCACTCCTCAGTGTGAAAATGTTGTCGCAGCAGTAGAGTCAGATTTAAGTTTGCTTGAGAAAAATCAAGCAACAAAATACTTCTCTAGTATAACTGCTGTTAATCAATCTGCTAATAATGTTCAAAACAGCGCAGCTTCAGCAACCCCAGCATCACCTGTTGCACAGACAGCCACCGCAGGTAACACCGTTGTTCCTAACGCACAAGCAGCCGCTCAGGCAGCAGTAGTGCAGAATCAAGCAGCGGCATCTGCTGCACCTCAAGACTCGCAACCATCAGGGACTCCATCTACCTCTCCGACACCCTCTACTACCCCTACTAGTGGGGCACAGCCCACTGCACCTCCTACTACCCCACCTGCTCCGGTGGCACCGACCGTACAGGGAGTTGATGTAAATCTCAGCCCCGTTAACATAAGTCTAGAGGATGCACAGAAACTTTACAGAGAAGAAGAGTTAGATTACATACCAGATTTTATCTTTGTCTCGGCTGAGCAGCCGATAGCCAGTAGTTTAGATCTGTTCCAAGGACTTAAAGAACAGGCAGAGTTTGTAATTTTTGAAGAAACCGGTGAAACTATCATAAATACAATAAACGGATTAAGGCTAATTGGTGAATTTCAAGAGGGGCCAATGGTAGTCGGATACTCAGCGTTTACAATAGGTAATGTATCATGAGCAAATTTAAAGGAAAAAATGACATAGAATCAACCTCAACCCTTGCTGTTGAGCGTTCAAGATACAACCGTGAGGCATTTCCTCAGAATGAAGGATTGGGACCAGAGCAAGTTGTTGACTTTAACTTTGCCGAGAAAACTCTTTATGGAAAAGTCAACAGAGAACTCACGCCAGTAATAGCAAGAAAAGAATTTCTTGTACCACTTACAATCACAAACGAATCTCAGGGAACAAAACTAGTGATGAATTTTGTCGCAGACCAGTTTAAAGACTTCGAGAATCACTTCATCAGAGCCTGTAGATTGGGATTGCTTCCTGTTGATGACCCTTATCTCTCAGCGGTAAGAGCAGTCAGGACGTACGAAGATACACTACCAAACTATAGATCGTTTGTAGGTGATAGTATGTCTACTTTTAATTCGACTTATTTGCAGCAATTTATGGATCGTGTCTTTACAATTGAAGACTACCTTCACTACCTTGTCCAATACATGGAAAGATTACGTGATACATTTCCTTTAACTTTGTCCGGATTTCAACGGTCTTATAGATCTTCCAATTTTTCCTCCGGGTTGTGTATTGATATAGCGGGATTGCCAATTGGTGACGATGAATTAAAAGAAAACTTTTTCTTGACAAACCCTGCTTTTGACTATTACCTTAACATGGCTAAACAGTATGGTTTCAGTGTTAGTAAGCGTGCACCAAGCATTATTATCTCAGATCTTGCTAGTCCTGTCACAAAGAACTATAGATCTAGATACAACTTACCCACTGTTGATTCAGTTTTTACTGATCAATATGATTTTGCCTATAACAATGACATAAATCTTTTATCAAATTTAATTATAACAAATTATAACTCATTTGTCAACCTAAATCCAAGAAAAAAGGTTTTACAAACTTGTTCTGATAAAACAAGGTCGTCATTCAGAAGAAGAACCCCTATAAATAATATTAATAATAATATAATATATAAATTATATATAGATATAAGAAATATAAAAGAAAGAAAA